TATCCCCAGTCGGTCCAGTAACCCCAGTCGGTCCAGTAAACCCAGTCGGTCCAGTAAACCCAGTCGGTCCAGTAAAAACTCCGGTGGGTCCAGTAAAACCGGTATGTCCTGTAAAACCAGTTGTACCAGTTGCATCTATTGGACCAGTTGGACCAGTTGCACCTGTTGGACCAGTTGCACCGGTTGCACCTGTTGGACCAGTATGTCCTGTAAACTGGTTTGCAGCACCAGTTGGACCAGTAAAACCGGTAGGACCAGTATTTCCGGTTGCGCCACCAATTCCAGCTGGACCAGTAAAACCGGTAGGACCAGTATAATTTATGCCATTGAGTCCGGCGAAACCTGTAACTCCGGTTGGTCCGGCATGTCCGGTAAAACCAGTTGAACCGGTTTGTCCGCCAAGTCCGGCTTTTCCGCCGAGTCCGGTTTGACCGGTGGGTCCGGTAGGTCCGGTATATCCAATTTTGCCGGTGGGTCCGGTCTGTCCGATTTTTCCGGTAGGTCCATTTTTACCAGTGGGTCCAGTTTTACCAGTTTGACCGATAGGTCCTGGAAGTGTGCTTGGAGCAGTGTTTGCAGCGCCAGTTGGACCAGTTAAACCAGTTGGACCGGTTGACCCTGTTGGACCAGTTAAGCCAGTTGGACCTGTGGGTCCGCCAGACTTACCGGTTGGTCCCGTTTGCCCCCAAATTGTAGATGATTTGATTGCCGACCAGGGTCCATTTCCCGCACTAGTTTTTGAACGAATCCTGAAAAAATATTGCGTAACGGGTACTGTAGGTGAAAGACCGTATGCAGTGTAAGATGTTACATTCGCCGGAATATTTGCGGAATTATAAGGTAATGTGGGATTAACACACGGCATCCATGTATTTGAACACATGTTATAATAATCGTCGCACGAACTCTGCTGCAACTCATATGAAATAATAGGATAAGTTAAAGTGGAATATGCCGGCGACCATTTTACTGTCGCTCGAGTTGTCGTTGTCATTTGAATGGTCGTGTTTTATTTTGTAAACGTGTTGAATTTAATTTAAATGTATAAATATATAAATATTATTATATTTATACATTTAAATTAAATTTGTAGTTGTCTTATTAATTAATTAAACAATCCATCAACTACTTGACGAATTAAATCAATTAAATCAATATGTAAAAATTTCTATACGTCTATACTTTTTCCCAAACAATTTCAGGAGGAGTGTGCCATTCCGAGTATGCTTTTGCTTTACTAGTTGGACGTTCCAGCGCCAATAGTTGATGCAGTGCCTGAATTCGTCGATCAATTGGTTTAAAATGTAAATGTGAACCTAAATCAGATTTTGCATTTTTTATTTGAAAAAGTTTTCGAGACAGTTGTTTAAGTCGCCATTCAAATTGAAGTGCAGCCGACCAATCTGGAAATCCTTCAACATGACACACGCGTCGCCAAGTGTGTCCCTGTGCCACTTTAATGCTTGTTGCATGAGCACCGCCGGCCAAGTCTTTATTGTGCTGTCTTAGTCGATGGTCCAAATCTATGGTTGCGCCAACATACGTTGATGCTTTGTCGCTAGATTCTAAAATGTAGACATAATATTTTTTACCATTATCATTATCATTACCATTATTTTCCATATAAAATCTAATGAAATGCCTTGTTTACCTTATTTAGACTTTATAAATATATTTAAATAATATTTAAATAATAATATTAAAATATGAGTAAAAACTTGACATTATTTGTATTTTTTAATAATAGGTTACAAAATACAAATAAATAAATAACATTAAAAATGCAACAATTTATTGCCACACTTATATTTTGCATCGTTCTTTTTTTATATTTACACATTTATTTCCAATTGAAAACATCAAATGATTTAGAAGTATATGAAATAGAACAGCCATCAAAGGACAAACTGGAAGAAATATGCGATTTAAGACAGCCGGTCATATTTGATTACCAAAATGATTCCTTGCTCGAAAGTTGCAAAATCAACACGGTTGCAGAACATTATAGTGCTTTTGATGTGAAATTGCGCAACGTGAAAGAACTGGATGAAAACACGGATTTGCACATTCCAATCACATTAAAGGTTGCGTTATCACTATTCAACAATGATAAAGATTCTAAATATATAATCGAGAAAAATAATGATTTTTTAGAAGAAACCGGTTTAATCAAGAATTTTAAATACAATGATGCATTTTTACGTCCACCCATGGTGTCAAACTGTTTTTACGACCTGGTGTCTGCATCTCAAAATACAGAAACCCCTCTCCAATACAATGTAAATTATAGAAATTTCTACTTGGTAACCCATGGAAAAATTAAAATTAAATTAATTCCTCCCAAGTCGGCTCGTTACTTGTACCCGACAGACGATTACGAAAATTTCGAATTCAGGTCGCCTTTAAATCCGTGGGAAATACAGCGCCAATATAAAGCAGACTTTGATAAAATAAAAACGCTTGAAATCGAATTGACTCCAGGTAAAATTATTTATATTCCTGCATACTGGTGGTACAGTGTTAAATTCATGGAACCGCTGACGTCTGTTTGCGTCTTCAAATATCGCACATACATGAACACGGTTGCCATACTTCCAAAGCTTTGCATGAGAACGCTTCAGCGCCAGAATACAAAGAGAGAAATTGTTAAGAAAGTCCGATTTTCTAAGAATCTCGCTGATGCCGATGCATCAAAAAAATATATGCCAAAATCTAGCAACAGTAACAACAGTAACAACAGTGGCTCAAAAATGAAAGGAATAAAAGAAATAAAAGACATATCTACACCTACACCTGTTGCTGCCACCAATGCACACTCATCCTTGGAAGCAACATCCATTTTACCCGATTCCACGCCGCCAACAACACATGCAGACGCCGATACACACGCCGATGCACACGCCAATGCTTACAACAATGAAGATGTTTCTGGGCCGGCGGTAAACAGTAACCAGCATGAAAATGCCATCACGCTTTCTTTAACAGAATAATCTACATGAATCTACATGAATGACAGGTTTGAAAGCAGTTCGCTTAATTTATGAATATCACATCGGCGCGCCGGCTCAACAAGGACGTGTTTATTTAAAACTTCACGAATATATTCATGTTTTATCAAGTTGAAATATTTTAGAGGAATATAACCCGAATTATTGAAAAAGTCATAAGGGTAGTCTTTATAATAATGGTACGTTTTATTGAATGCATATATTGACATAAAAATCAATCCGATGGACCAAATGTCGTGCGATTTATTATGAACCGTCCAATTGTATTTATATTCCTTCGAGTTGAAAACTGCATTATTTCTATTACGCCTGTTGTGCGCGTTCAGTGCACATGTATTTTCAGTTTCCGGAGCGCAATAAGGTAACGTTCCGCCGCTTGCGTGCTTTGTTTTCAAATGTATTCCTGATAACCCAAAGTCGATTAAAAAAACACAATTTTCTGAATGCTTCGTCATTATCATTATATTCGTCGGTTTCAAATCGCCGTGAACGCAATCCAGCTCGTGCAACTCTTTTATTATTGCGCACAACTGTATAAACAAATCATAAACCATTTCAATAATGTTGCCTTTGCGCTTATTTAATTCCATCCAGCAGTCTAGCGTAACTCCATTAATGTACGGCTGTACGCTGTAATAAAGAGGAAAATGTTGTGAATGTGACTGTGATTGTGGTTGTGATTTTGATGGATTTTGAATGTGAACATACATTGGCAACAAGATTCCCATTTGCACAACATCCTTATAATTATTGTATTTATTCAAAAGTATTCGCGCTATTTTATCTTCATACTCCACCTGACCATCCACACTATCAATCCTAAAAATAAAATCCAAGCATTTGTGTTTAAATACACCATAATTTTTAGTTGTGTCATCATTTTTATAATTTTCAGAACCACCACTTCTCTTATTGGCACCATACTCATATTCACCTTCACCTTCACCTTCACCATAGTCATCATACTTTTTAAACACGATGAAATCATTGTTGTTAAACACACATGAACTTGAGTTTTGACTGTGTATATTTGAAATAATTTTTACTAATTCATCTCTATTTGTATAACGTAGTTGTATACTTTGAGATGTATTTATTATTAGGTCAACAATTTCGGTTACAGTTAATATTTTTTCAATATTTTTATTTTTATCACCGCCATCATCGTCATGGAATTGAAATGATAATAAAGGCCGCACATCTGATGATTCTTCCAATCCAAATTCGACATCAGGAAAACTATGATTTTTTTTATTAACTTTGTTGTTGTCAGCACTCATTGCTTGTCTTTATATTTTCGGTGTTGCGTTGATATAATATAATGTAATATAATAACAATTACTTTATAAATGCATTTATAATATATTAATAATTCAACCTTCAACCTTATTATATTATAACATAAAATCTATTGGAATATTTATAATGGTGTCATTATGGTCTGCAAGGTACCACGTAAATGATACATATCCCATTAATTCAAGCCATGCCCAATAATTTACTTCCCAAACGAGTTTTTTTGTTAAATTTAAAAATTCTTCAAAGTAATATATACTAACATCATAAAATGATAACAAACTATTCTTGTCTCCAATAAAAAAACCTCCACAAAATCTCCAATAAATAAAATCTTTTAAAACATCCACATTGGAACATTTGTTCCAACACCCAGGCATTGAAATAAATGGCTCAGAAGTAAAATTAGATTCAGAATACTTTTTTAATTTAGTCAAAGAGCTTTCCATATTTTTGAATATATATGGTAAACTAAAATCAAACCAACAAAAATAATCATTGTTAAATGGATTAGCATTGATTGTTTTTTTGATAAATTCAATTTTTGAATTCATAAGAAACATATAATTTGATGAATCTTTCACATTATTTCTTCTCTCCGGAGGACTCAATGGATTAGAGTTTCTATTTCCAATTTTTGTAAATTCCAAGTCTTCTATAGAGAGAACTTCAATTACAATTAAATTTTTATGTTTGTTAGAAATCAAATCAATTGCATCTTTGTATTCTGGGCTAATAAACAAACATATATTTATATTCAGTTCAACAATTTTCATAAATAATTCCAATCTTTTTTCAAATGACTTGGTTTCATCATAATCATATTCATAAGTTTTCAAATATGCTGTTACAAATGTGACATTATTATTATTATTTTCCATTTAAATATAATTAATTAACAATGAAAAATACATTTAAGTTAATTATATTTTAATTATATTTGTAAATATTAGTTTTTATTTACGTGTATTCAATGGAGCGTGTGTTCAATGTTTATAAAACTCCAACAGCCTTGCAGACGGGTCCAAGTTTGAACAGAAAGGATGACGCCAATAATACGGAATTGCATTGTCACTCTTGTCCGGGAAAAAGTTCTCAAATACTTTTCGATAATAATAGCTCTCTTTATCATACGGCAGATTGAGCTCATTTTGTACAGAGTTTTTCAAACTGATAATGGTTTTCACATATGCGTTATATTCCACATCCGACACTTTTGTGTCAACATATTCTTTTATCATCTGAACCCACGTTCTTCCTGTGCTCCCCGACACACCATCGCTAAATGCTTCTTTTCGTCTCCAAAGCAGGTCATCCGGCAAATATCCACATTCGGAAAATGCTTTTCTCAGCAAGTATTTCTCAATTCTTTCATCATTGAACCGCTTGTAATGCGGCGGAATTTCCATCACATATTTCAGGAGCGCCTTATCTGCAAAGGGAACGCGAGCTTCCAACCCGGCTCCAGAAATCGTCTTGTCTGAACGCAACAAATCGAAATAACGCACGTCTCGTATCATTCGCTCATTCTCCATTTTAAACTCTTCATCTGTGGGCGCTTTTGTAAACCCGCGATACGACCCAAACATTTCATCCGACATGTCACCACAAAATATGACGACATCATTTGACATTCGCGATATGTATTTGCTAATCAAAAAATTCGGCAGAGATGCGCGAACCGAAGTCGTATCGTAGCTTTCAATTTGATAGATTGTGTCTTCAATTGCATCCAGAAATTCACGTTCGGTCAAACACACTTCATGGTGGCGCGTTCCCAAAAATTTCGCCGCGTGCTTTGCCCACTTTAAATCCACCGAACCGCTCAGTCCTATGCTGTACGTGTTCAATTTTGACGGGTCCATATTTTTACACAGAATTGCGGTTACGAGCGTGCTGTCCAAACCGCCAGAAAGCAGCGACCCAACTGCACGCTCCGACATTAGTCGTTTTTTCACCGCCGATTCCAACAATGTTTTAATATTTGCGCAAATGTTTGCTTCGGTATCTTGCACTGTTTTAAACACGTAGTCGTATGGAGAATAGTGCTCCAATTCAACATCACACATGGTGCGAACCGTTAGCGCGATATAATAAGGTCGAATAGATAAATGTCCCAGTTCGTATTCGCCCCAACATCCCGACGGAAATTGTTTAACGTATGTACCCAAACAATTCTCCATTGACTTTATTTCGCTTGATACCGTAATATCTGCCGCGTATCCCTGTGTTGACCCATAAAATAAAGACCGAATTCCAAACGGGTCTCTGCCAATGTACAACTTTTCACTGTCATGGTCCACTAAAACCAGCGCAAACACTCCGTCAAGTCGTTTCAATGTTTCTTCCATTCCGATTTTCCGAAACAAATGAATAACAATCTCACAATCTGACCCGCCCACACTGTATTCATCTTTCAACCCGAATTCTTCAATAAGTTGTTTATAATTGTAAATCTCGCCATTGCACACTAGCGTACATTTTTTCAACTTTAATGGCTGGTTCCCAGCACTGCTTAAACCATTAATTGCCAAACGATGAAACCCAAAACACCTGTGTGAATTATTCTTCGTTTTTTCATTCAAAAAAATAGAGTTATCAGGTCCACGATGACTCGTCTTGTAAAACGAGTTTTGTATTGATTTAAGTTTTTTCATATCCATATACCTTGTCAACCGGTTCTCATAGTAATAAATTCCGCACATTTTTTACAAATTGTTATATTTTCTTGTTGAATCGTCGAATCATAACTATACATGATAAGTTATATCTATGTTGGTTTAACAAATTAATATTCAAAACATATTTTTATTTATATATTTTCCTTCTCTTCTCTCTTTGCTTCTTCGTGAATCATCATTGTTTCCGAAATCTTTGCCATGCACACTAGTTTGCATTTGCAATCTACTTCGCCTCCCCGTTTATACCTTCTTGTAATTTCACATTTAAAATTTCCGGCACAATCCTTCTTTTTGTCATCTTCTTCTTTCTTCTCGCCGCTTTCAATTCGTCTCATGTAATCATCCATAAATCGCCTAGCAGTTGCCATGTTGGCCATGTCATTTGGGTTATGTATGCTATAGCTGCTGCAGAATGTTTTTCCTGCAGCGATAACAGCCCTTGCCGATTTAGTAATAATGGTGCCGCCGCGAGTGTTGAACATTTATTCGATGTATGCGTGATGTTGCGCGATAATGTGTAAATGTGTGTATACATATTTATTTTTTCAATTTATTTTTTAAGTTTTCAAAAATGATTAAAAAATATATTTATTAATAATAAATAATAAATATTTTCTTATACATATATAAATACAAATACACACGTATATCACAATTATATAATGTTTGGCGTTGTAAACAAATTATATTTATGCAATCAAGAAAGGTCTAGAGAACTGAATGACCGAATCACCGTTCGCAATATACCATCTGCACCTCTTCAGCCTCAGTACAGTATGCGACCGGTTCTAAGCAAATATTCAATCATGCCCATTTTAGACCAGCGCGCAACTCCCACTGTCGCCATGGGTGAATACCCGCAGTTCAGTCCAGAGACCACATTCAATCCAGGAAATGCGCAAGCACCGTGGTCCGGTTTTTCTTCAAATATCAACACGGAATCCACTTTGCGCAATCAATTCTTTGCACTTCAAAATTGCGAACAGGCCGAGTATGTGCCATCTTCAAAAAGCGACCTATTCAATGTGCGCGTTCCAGAAAATTATGTGCAACAGCCGTACCCTGACCTTTTCAATCGTCAGCAGTTTTGTCCTCACAATCCCAATGAACACAATATTGCAAATAAGTTTTTCAATAATTCAACTCGAACTGATATTAAAAATTTGTAACGCATTTTTAAAGTCAAAATAAAATATAACCATAATTAGTTATATAACTTATATAATATATAAACACATATATTATATAAGTTATAAATTACATTACATTTCCACTAATGAACATTTCTTTGAATTCCGTCGATGACGCAACTCTAGAATATATGGTAAATGTCACACAGTATGAAAAATACCTTCGTAAAAATAATATAGATTATGACACTGGATTCAAGAGAGATTTAAAATTTTATCGAAAAAGAATAATTTCAATTACAAAAGACCTTTTTAAAAATGAAATGAAAGATGTTGATGTTACATTAAACGGCGTATTCAACATGTACATGAAGGCGTGCATTTCCCATTTGAAATTTGAAGACCAAAGCGAAACCATCCAAAAATGTTACGTGTGCATGGGAATTGTGGCGGGCGAACCAACTGCGCAGCAGCAACAGCAGCAGCAGAACTGCACATGTAACAACAAACTCGATGCGCTCAACGCATTCGAATTAAACAAAGCAAACGAACTTTGTTTCAAACCAAAAGAAGTAAAAAAACTTACACTTGATAACTATGTTATAAAAAAATCATCATCTCAGAAAAAAGAACCGGTTGTTTTCCCGCAACAATTTAAATTCAACCCAAAAGACCCATCATTCAAATACAAGGGACTAAAAAAACAAAAAAATAAAAAAGATAAACTGCCCACTACTACCAATGAAATTAATTCAGAAGAAACTAAAATTTAAAATAAATAAAATTAAAATAAAAAAGTATTATAACTATAAATTAAATATAAATATAAATGCCTCCTCCTAACCTAAAACGTAAAAAAAATAAAAGCATTCGAAAAAAACCTACGAAAGAAAATGAAAATAATTTAGATGAATCTTTCAAAAAACTTTCGTGTGGTCCAACTCAAGAAAAAGATTTCACGTGTTATACCACAAATGCTATTATAAAACTTAGAGACAGTTGGAATTCGCGTCATCCAGATGCATTAATAAATAGCAACGACGTGAAAGAAATATGGGAGTCGCTGAAAACAGGATTTGGAAGCGTGTGTAACAAGGAATCGTGTTGGATGCGACAACTGTTTAACGAAGGCGCATCTGCCACAAAGGATTTATTCAATTATTTTGCACCTGAAAGCCCGAAAACGTGGAATAAAAATCCACACGAATGGTTGTCCAGCGTCGACATTACAAAAGTTATGAAGCAATACGAGGATGCATTTCCTTTTTTTGAATTTATTGGTCCATCACCCATTGATTTTGATAAAACTCCAAAGGGTGACCCGTCATGCGTATACGAAGAATTATGCAATTTTGATATAAAATCTTATTTGAATCCAGCCAATAATAAAAATAAAATTGGAATCATTTTTAATACCGACCCCCACTATTTATCCGGCTCGCACTGGATATCTCTCTTCATCAACATTAAACAACAATTTATTTTCTTCTTTGACAGCACTGGCGACCCGCCATCCAAAGAAATCAATAAATTTGCCAAGAAAATCATGAAACAGGGAAAAGAAATCGGAATGAACTTTAAATATATTGTAAATAATAAACAACACCAAAAAAGCAACACGGAGTGCGGAATTTATTCACTTTTTATGATTTCCAACCTTTTAAAAGAAACTAAAACACCAAACGATTTCTTGACAAGCATATTTACAGACAAAGAAATGACAAATTTTCGACAAATTTTCTTCAACAAGGAATCGTTATGAAAATCATATTTAGAAATTTAGAAATATCACAAATTTTCTAATATCAAAGTCAATTCATCAAAATCGCGTATAGTCATATTATGACAACTAATTATTTCAGAAACATTTACTTTTTCTCCGCAGCATAATAATGTATTATTATAACAATGTCCTTTATGGTTACATGAATAAAAATTTTTATTTTTTATAATTTCAATATCAATAATTTTACCAACATAATAAGATATTGATACATCACAAGCAGTAATTAAATATTCAACATTATTTATTAAACAAATATTTTTCCATTCATTTTGAATATTACATAACCGTGGATATAATTCACTTGATACAGAATTTGATAGTATAAATCCCGCACCACCAGAATGATAATATACATTATCATTTCCAATTATTCTATAATCACCATGACCTCCAATATATAATTTTTTATTTTTATCAAGCTGATTGATATATAATAATAATTTGTCAATATTTATATAAGTATCGGTTCCACATGTGAAAACAAAATCAGCATTATAATTTTCATAAATATATTTTAATCCCAAATTTTGTTTATAAGCAGCCGACTCATAATCATTTTTAACATCTTTTAAATATATATATTTATTTTCATTTATTAAATCAGTTTTTTCTTCTCCTAAAAAAAATAATATTTTAATTCCATTTTCTTCTGCTTTTTTCCCCCATGTTTCATTAATCTTTATTATTTCTTGTTTATATTTTTCAACTGTGGCACATGCAAAAATATTAACAATCATTTTATATTTTGGTTTAAACTCATTACAATATTTAAATTGTGAATCATAAAAATTTTTATTTTTGTTAAATTCAGATTTTATAATAGGATTATTATTACAAAGGTCATAAATATGATTTACAATTTTTACAGATTCGCTTTGTTTATGATAAAAGGATGAAACATAATAACAAAATAATGTATTAAAATAAATAAAAGGTTCGCAACTAACATTTAATTTTTCTATACTATATAAAACTTTTTCACAACAATCATAACATTCTTTATTATATCCAAAATTTAAATATTTTTGAATTAAATTATAATAAATATAACTTAAATTACATGTTGGATGAATGTAATTATTTATAATTTGTCCATAATCTCCATAACTTTTTTCCATGTCATCATAAAAATCATCTAAAATTTCTAAATATAACATTTCTTCTCCGTGACCATAACCCATTTCAGTTGTTTTTATAAATATTTTATTTAATTGTGATAATATTTTCTCTCCCATTTCTTTTCCTGTTGTAAAAAAACCACCACAAACAACCCACCTATATTGTTGATAGTATTCTTTTTTATTTTCATTTAATTTATATTTTTTATCATTTACATTTAAAATTTGAATTTGAAATTTTTCAGAAATATTATTTAAAACATTTATAAATTTATCAATAGTATAACTTTCACATATTCGCATAGATTTTGAACCTAATGAAGAATCTATCCATCCAAATGTAGTAGTATTAAATGGATTCAACTTGATTATTTGTAAAACAAAATTGAATTTATTACAAACTAATATATGACTTTCACTACAAGTTCTTTCATCTTTTGTAGGCCAATTTATAGCTCTGTTTGATTTAACAATGTCATTATATTTATAATATTCTATTTTTTCAAAATCACATACAATGTAATGTGTAATATCATGTAAATTAAATGAATTTCTCATTTCTTTAATAAAATTTATACAATTATTATCTGTAAATATAACCAAATAACAAGGAACTTCTAATAATGATTTCATATTATTTATACATTCTTCAAGAGTTCTAGAACCTTTATGATATTTTGTTAAATCAAAACAACTCGTAATCAATGTACAATCAGGTCTCATATAAATATATTAATATTAATACAATACAAATAATACATATAAAGTTAAATTTATAAGTTATTTATTTATAATATTTATGAATAATATTTATGAATAATATTTATGAATAATATTTATAATATTTACAATATTTATGAATAATCAGCCACACTAAAAAAGCATTCTTGCTAGCAAAAAAAAAGTAAAAGAAAATAAATAATATATTTACATTATACAATGAAACATTCACAGACATCTTCCACAAGTTATGAAATGTAAACAGGTGTAAATATATAGTTTATGTATTGCCTTAGGGAGAGAAGATAAATAATTTAGATAATTCATGTAAGTTAAATTATTATCTATATACATATTTACATATAAATACATATTTACATATATTATATACATTATGAAAATAATTGATTGTTTCATTTTTTATAATGAATTAGATTTATTGACATATAGACTTAATTTATTGAATGATATCGTAGATTATTTTGTAATTGTGGAAGCAACCCGCACATTTGTAGGAAAAGAAAAACCCTTATTTTTTAATGAAAATAAACATTTATTTGAAATTTTTAATAGTAAGATAATACATATTATTGTAGATGATTTTCCTTATAAATATTCCAATATAAATATAAATAAGGATGATGTATGGAAAAATGAATATTTTCAAAGAAATGCTATTTCGCGCGGTATAAATTCTATTAAGGATTTATCACAAAATGATGTGATAATAATATCAGATTCAGATGAAATTCCTGACCCACGTACCTTATATGAAATCAAAAGAGGTAATATAGTAGTCAGTAATAACACACTTGAAATGGATTTATATTATTATAATTTAAATACAAGGTTTGAAAGGAAATGGCCATTATGTAAAATTATATCATATGAAAAATATAATGAATTAAATATAAATTGTAATGATATTAGAATAGGAAATAATTGGTCTAAAATTTTAAATGGTGGTTGGCATTTATCGTACTTTGGTGATAAGTTTTTTATTCAAAATAAAATTCAAAATTTTTCTCATCAAGAACTTAATAACTCCAATTATACAGACTTAGAAAAAATACAAAGTAGAATAAACAATTCTAATGACGCATTTGACAGGAATGATATGATAATAGATAAATTAAAAATAGAAGATAACACATATTTACCAGTAGATTATAATATTTTTTTGAATAAATATTACAGTTGAAAATAACTCGCATTTAAATTTATAAAGGTGTAAATAAATGTCATTCATTTATAAAAAATAGTTTATGTTTTAGTTATTAGTTACTTTCTAATCGATGCCAACGATATTATAAACCGTCTTATTTTCCTTCTATATTCATAATAATCAGGGTCATCCGTGTCTGTTACGCTCTCCAGCCGTTTCAAACACTCGTAAAAATGTTTACAACTTTCAACCGTAATTGAACTTGCTCCGTTGTCATAAATATCATTCATATTCTTTCGACATTCTTGATGGTATTGCGTGTAATAATGTTCATATGATGAAACACTCAAATAATTCAACACACAAGCCATCACCGATAAAATATCCTCCTTCAGCTTTGATAACCTCGTCTCCTCCTCACAGCCCATTTCGAATGTTTCCACCGCTTTCATTTCAACACTTTTCATTCGACGCAGAAAATAAGTATTTGAATATATTTAATATAAATAATAATTTAAATTCTAAATCATTATTTTTATTTCATATTTATTTTATTTCAAGAAGTTTCAACTGCGACCACCACCGCGACCACGAGTGCGAGGTGCATCATCGCCACGACCACCACTGGCGCCACCACGCGTCTTGAATGATGAGGAGGATGATGATGATGGCGCTGCCGAACTTGCCGTCCTCCTCAAAACCGGCACATATGCATCGCCATCACCAGCATCGTCACCCTCTTCATCATCACCACGACCACCCTGTTGTTGCGACGAAGACGACTGGCGCGCATCATTGCGCGTCTCGCACATCAACTTGCCGCCAAACATGCCCGTCACATTCGTCGCCTGGCAAGAATGCTGGCCGTTTGCAACATTCGACACATCAAACTCCACGTACTCACCTTGAACCAAGAACCTGTACTGCTCTTCCTGAACTTTGACATTTGAATGATGCACGAAAACCTCGCTTCCAACCTTTAGCTCGCCACTACCACCACCGCGAACTACGGTCAGAAACCCAAAACCAGTCTTCATATTGAACCACTTTACACATCCCGCCATCTTTTGTCCACTCGCTACTGTTGCCATTGTATGCTTGTTGAATTGCTTAATTGCCTTTCTTAACATTATTAGCGAGACATCTTTAAGTATCTTTGAATATATAATTAAACTCATTCAACACTACATTCAAAAAAATATGCCTCCACGAAGTCGCAGGACCAAATGAATCGTTGCCTCGGAGTTCACCCCATAGTCAGCCAACGTTCTATCATCTTCCAGCTGTTTGCCGGCATAAATTAATCGCTGTTGGTCGGGCGGAATGCCCTCCTTGTCTTGAATTTTCGTTTTCAATGAAGCTATCGTGTCATTCGACTCTACTTCTAAAGTAATTGTTTTTCCAGTAAGCGTCTTTACAAAAATCTGCATTGTTGTATTGTTTGTATTGTATAGTTATTTATGGACGTCTCTCTAAATATTTTTCATATTGTGTTTGTATTATATATAGTTATTTATGAATGTCATTAAATTATTTATTTTTAATATTTGATTAAAATAAATATTAAAATTATTTTTGATATTTATTTTAATCAAATATAATGGAAGAATCAATTTATTTATATTCACGAGGGGACAGATTAGGAAGTCATTTAATTCAATACTTATCAATAATAATATATGCTTTTTACAATAACTTATACATAGTTTATCACCCAAAAAATGTAAATTACAATAGTGATTATGAATATGAAGGTAACAAGTACAAAAAAAGTTTTATAGTTGAATCTTTGTTATTATGGATTGATAATTATAATACACAATTTCCGAAAAAAGATTATGAATCAAAATATAGAAATATCAACATTATGGAATACTTATTAGAATTTGAAATAAAATTTAATAAATTTGCTTATTTTTATAGTTGTGACCTATTAATAATTACAACCCAGGTATTATATAATATTCAAACTGATTTGGTAAGTTATTTCAAAAAATATTTAAGCAAATCAATAAAATTATGTATTGATAATAATGTCCCATTAGAATTTAAAATTCCGTTTGATAAAAAAAAATCTATACTAGTTCATTTACGTATGGGAGATGTAAAAGATAGACCAGATTATAATGGAGCAACGTGTAGTAATTATTACACAAATAGAATTAATAATGACGAACAAATGATTCAAGGTATAAGAAATTTGGGTTACTGTAATATGCAAACACCATTAGCAAAGAATAAAGTTGAACTGGCGATAAATCAAGCAAGGAAAAAATATCCAGACCATGAAGTAATAATTGTGACTCAGCCGGGTGACTACAAAATAGATTATCCATATAGATGTATATCTAGTAACAATGAAAATTATGATTTATATCTATTATGTAATGCGGATGTATTAATTTTATCAAGAAGTACATTTTCATTAACGGCTCTATTTTTAGGTTCAGCTAAAGAAGTTTGGTGTCCTTCATGGGGTCATTTTGTAACAACGGGTTTAAATACTAAATATGATAATAGTAAATTTAATTATTTTTTTTAGTATTTAAATTCTTAAATACTTAATAAGTTATTATTATTATTATCAATATTAAATTCTGGTTTTATCCATATATTTTGATGTCCTTCAATTATTTTAACAAACTTATGTAATATTAAATTATGTTTTATTTTATCATAATTACATTTATCAACGTAATCAGCTTCAAACATCACGAACCTTAAATCATGATATAAATTTGGGTTTTCATCAAAAAATACCTCTAAAAATCCTTCACAATCAGCAACTAAAGCAGTAAATTTATTGATACCATATTGTGTTTTAATTTCATCCAAAGAATATGAAGGTATTTTAGTTTTCTCGTCAAAGGTAAAAGTAGTTCCATATCCATCAAGTATTAAACCTAATTTTTTATTACTAACAAATCCTTTTACTATATTAAAATCACACGCATTTTTAATTTTATTAACATCTAAAGCATTCCATACTCTGTCATCCGGTTCAACTGAAACTTGATTTTTTTTATTTTTTAATTTTTTGTTTATAGCACAAGAAACAGTTCCATATCTTGCTCCTAATTCAAGCACTATATCGTCTTCTAAAATATATTGATTAACTAAATCTTGTTCTGGTTTTTCAATACTATTATTATAAATTATCCCTCCATTTTCATCGTAAAATTTCATAACTTCTCCATTCTTATAGTATAAATCATTTTCAATAATTTGTTTTAATATATCGTCTTTTATTATGCTAATATTTTGGTAATATTCAAAATAATTTATATCTCTTATATTTTCGTTTTGTAAAATCGATACATCGCCTCTGGTCATTTTAACTTTTTGATAATATTCAAGTGATTGTATACAATAATGATTTAACCTTATTTTTTTATTATCAAAAGTTTCGGTAGATAATATTTTTTTCTGTAATGAACCAGAACCACTATGAACTAACCAATGAATCCATATTTCAGAAGTGTCATTTATACACGATGTTTTAAATATATACTTTATTCCGTTCACGATATCTTCTTGCCTATGAATAATAGAGGTTCTAATATCGTCAGGATGTAATATTAAATTGTCACTGCCATAAAAAAACGAATTAGTATAAATAATATCATATCCATTAAATTCATAAATAGCATCGACTAATTTCTTTTCTGTACCAAAAAAGAACTCGTCAAGATCACAAATACATAACCATCTGGTTTTTTCTTTTAATCTTTCATTATCAAATACATTTCTGTAATGTTGCACTTGCTGATGTTTTTCTGGTTTATAATAATATGTAACAATGCCTTTATCAATATATTCTTGTAAAATGCTCATTGGGTTATCATTACTATCATTATCAATTAAATAAAAGTGTTCAACTCCTTGCCATAAATAATGATCTAACCATATTTTTAAATTCATAGTTTCATTCTTAAAAATAGCCATAATGCAAAAATTATAAACATATTGTTTAAATACAAAAGGAGGATAATTTATTATAATGTCTCCAACTGTTAATACATTTGGCATATCTATTGAAGTTGGTAATTCGTCATCATTTATTTTATATGTTCCTGTATAATATTTTTTATTTATATATGTACATTCAAACATATTTGGTATTTTTATATGTTTGTGTTTTCTAATACCACAAGCATTATTAACGTGTAAGTGAACAAGAACATGACTTTTGTTTAATTTATGAAATACGGCTGTTTCTTCAAAATAAAAAGGTCTATGAAATTCTATAACAATTTGAGAAAATTTATTGATTTGTTCTTCTGACAAACTATTTATCCATTCAATTTCATATCCTTCAATATCCATTTTAATAAATATATTATCATTTGAATTTATGATATCATGTAAATTAGTAAAATTATTATTACTATTACCTCCAATATACTTTTGTATGAATCTTATATTTGAATGCTCATTTTGAATATTATCAATAGAACCATCAAAAGCTAAGCATTTAACTGTATTATATTTATTACAAAAATCTGTTTCAAAAGAAATATCATCTTTAACTCCTCCTGAAATTAAAATTGAATAATTAATATTCGGTATATCACATATAATGTAACCTCCGTCATTATCTTTTCCTAATCTAATTTTATTATAAGGGCTTTTATATATAGTTAAATCACTGGGTTCAATTGAAGTAAATAAATTTGTTATATTTTTAATGTTAATCGTAATTGGTTGATATTGATCATATAATAGTTCATTACCTTGATTATCTGATATATATATATATTTTACAGTTCTGAATAAGGGATCGCTAAACATTTGTGCTCTTGCGTCGTCATTGGTTGGTATATTAATTATACCTTCATCATTCAAACAATAGTTTCTCACAATATTTGTTATATCAATTTTAAAATCATCTATTCCATATTCAAATTTCAGATTTAACAAATTGAAATTAAATATCTTGTCGTTATTTTGTAGTTCTATAATCTCTTTTACATTTTCAGGCATAACTACTTTATAATTTAACCATTCAGTTTCATTTTCATCTATACCATCCATACTCAATTTTATAGTCTAAAAAATTAATTTGTTCAATATTATAATCGTCAAATATTATATATATCTTGTCTTCTTTATCAGATAAGTTTTCAATATAATTTATTATAGGTATGTTAATTAATTCTTGAATTTGAGTATTAAAATTTGATATAATTGTAATACTATCATATTCTAATGATATGAGATAGATATTTATTATTTTTTGTTTAAATATTTCAATATCCTTAATTAATATATTACAATTTGAAAGAGAATAACTTTTTTGTTCTTTTATATTTGAATTTGTAAGTAAGTTGAACCAATTTTTAATCCTAAATCTTTTTTGATTAAATTCAAAAATTTGATTTGAAATGAAAGGAAATTTACTATCTGTAATTGAAATACTTTTTATTGTATCAGTCATATCCCATATGGATTCATTTACATAAATTAACAATTTATACAATATTTTATATTTTTTTATATAAGTATAACATTCATCAAGAACCTTTATTTCTTTTTCAATTTCTTTCTTTTTCTCTTCATTATTAATTTTTTTTAATTTTAATTCTAATATGCTTAATTTATCAATTGCTTCTCCTATAGATACTTCTATTTTCATAATTTAATTATTTATTTATTAGTGTTTAAATTATAATTCAGTTAAATTTTAAAATATATTTCATCCAAAATATTTTCAATTGGAATTAATGGTTCCCATCCTATATTTTTTAAATTAGTAGATGTTCCACTAATATTAGTAGGCGTTGATTCAAAACTTAATTGATTTTCTTGAATAATAATAACTGGTAGATTTGTATTAGTGTCATAAAAAATATTATTATCTTTAATTAAATTAATATTAGCTCTTGAATATAATAATTTAACTAAATCAATAATTTTATAGCTATTGTCATTACAAATCAAATAATTATTCCCATTTTTTTCTTCTAAAATATAGAAAATAGCATTCGCAACATCTGAAGCGTGTATTATATTACGATATGAATCTAAATTACCTAATATTATAGGTTCTTTATTAACGAGCCAATTTTTTATGTGGTTAGAAATTTTATTAAGTAGAAAAACCGATTTTTTTAAAGACGACTCTACTGTAAAAATAATACCATTTGAAAAAGGAAGATTATATGTTTGCCTATAAAAATTAACAATTGATTGTCCCATAATTTTTGCTATTGAATATGGATGATTATGAAACATATTATTATCATTTTCAGTAATATTATATGTTATATGTCCTTTATAAATTTCACTACTAGAAGCATTAAATAATTTAGTTTTCCAACAGTTTTTATGAATTATTTCACACAAATATGATGTAATTAGTCCATTTGTTTTTAATGTTTCAATTGGATTATTAAAAGCATAATGTGAACTAGAAATAGATGCTAAATGAATTATATGATGCGGTTCAATAATTGTTAAAACATTATCAAGTTCATTATAATCATTCATATCAAAAAAAAATTTAGTAATATTTTTGTCATAATTATCCTCATTTTTCCCTATACCATATAAATTAAAATTATTAAAACGTTTAATTACATATTGTGCGATCATTCCATTACATCCAGTTATAACAACCTTTGGTTTTGAACCAATAATTTCAAATTCAGGAAAAGGAAATATGAATTGACCGCCTTTTTCCAAAAAATCAGATTCTCTCTGTATTATTTCATTTTTAAAATGCCACGGTAAAACTAATAAGTAATCAGGTTGTTCTTTTCTCATTTGCTCTTCCATTATAATTCTAATGCCTGTACTTGTCATTTTACCTTCTTTTTTTGGATTTCTTTCAACAGCATATTTTATATCATTCTCTGTAATATTTCCATATTGTAATAAACAATTACCCTTTGTAGATGCTCCATAAATATAAATTTTTTTATTATTTTTATTAACAACATCAATAAATTTTTTTAATTTATTTATTTGATTGTCACAATTATCCATAAAATGTTTAAAAATGTTATCATCGTGAAGACCATATTCAATTTCTTCTTTTATTATTTTATCAATTACTTCTGTATCTTCTTTATACATACTAGAATCTTTTTTAGCAAAATATATTCTAAAACTACCACCATTACAGTCATTAAATTCAACTTTAATGATTTTAAAATTTGATCTATCTGCAATTTCTTTAATTTGATGCAGTGAATAATATTCCAGATGTTCGTGACAAATTGTATCAATACTATTAGTTTTTAACATCGATAATAAATAGCTTTGTTCACAAGTCCAAATTCCGTTATCATCTAATATATTATATATATCTTTCGCAAATTGAACCGGTTGCGGTAAATCATAAAACATTGATATAGACGAAACTAATTTACATTTAATGTCTCCATAAATATTTTTAAAATTTTGATGTGTAAAGTATGTTGCTAATAATTCAACATTTATGTAATACTCTTGAAATTGACTCCCTGTTGGATCAACACCAATTCTTTTCAACTTATTTGAATAATATTGTAACATTGTTGAATCATTACTTCCTATATCAACAATAACATCTCCTTCATTTAATTGTACAATTGAAAGTATCTCCTCCTGATATTTTTTAAGATGTTCTCTCATAGTATTGCTTATTCCCGACCTATAACCATATTCATATTCATATAATTCGGAAGGCAATGTTGTTTGATATAATTGTAATAATCTACAATTTTGACAAACGCATAAATCTATGGGTGTTTTAGGTGTTGAAAAATCACAATATTTTGGAAACCTCGACGTTATATATTGATCACCTAAGCTTATTACAATTTTTAAATTTGTAGAGTCGCATATTCTACAAGTTGTAATATTATTAATAACATTCATATTTACAAGTTATTAATGTTATTATTTTATACTGTTTTAGTTTTATAAATGTAAATATATTTTTAATTTATTTATCATAGACATAATATTTATTATATGAAATATGTTTATCAAGTTTATATCCAAATTTGAACATATATTCATCTAATATAGTATTATTAAATGCATCTTCAATAATTAATACCTTTGGTTTGTATTTTTCTAAATCGAAACCATATAAGCAATTTAACTCTCCACCCTCAATATCCAAACTTACAATGTCAATTTTATCTAAATTTTGTATTTCATTTTCTATAATAGAATTTATAGTTCTTTGATTAACAGTAACATTTATGATTTCTGTTGGATCGTAAAAAAAATGGTTTTTGTAATCTTCTGAAATTTCTATAGCTGAAAAGGAACATGTTTTCATATCTTGTAAACAAATCTGAAAATTAATATCGTCTTTATTTTCATTACTAATAGCATAGTTAAATACATTTTTTCTATATTTTTTTAATTCAGGAATAAGATTTGGATTTGCCTCAAAACAATAACAGTCCCATCCATTTTTTTCAAAATGATAAGAATTACTAATTTCAATTGGATGATATGCACCTATTTCAAAAAATACACCTTTATATTTATAATCTGGAAAGTAACTTCTTAAAATTTCATCAACATTCTGGTTGTTATGAATTTCCCCATGAAATTTATTATATTTAATTACTTTGTTTAACTCATTTATGATATCAATATAATTATTCACTTTAATAAGGTTCATATAATTTTTTGAAACTAATAAATTATTATTCAATGAGTTGTAAAAGTATTCATTATTTGTTATGTGTATTCTAATATTGTTATTGTTATTGTTATCTTCAATAAATGTTTTATTCATTGACATAAAACTTCTTCCTAAATCAAAATAAATAGAATAATCAGATTCATAAGCCATTTGAGCATGATAATAAAAATTTTTAGCATCATAGTACTCAACATTTTCTAAAAAATCATCGGCAAAATATACATTCTCAGTATTACCTTTATACGATTGTTTGTGTGGAACAACTACTATGTTATTTTCTGATAAATTTTTAATAATTTCATTGTGTTCATCATAATTTTTAACAGGATAAGATTGTCCAGAAGAAGGTAAAAAGTTATAGTAAAATATTATACTTTTATTAAAATTTTTATCTTTAAATTCTCTATATTTTTTAATATCTAATATAGGAACTGACGGATATACATCTAATGATAATTCATCGTTATATTTTAAATCAAAATTTAAATCTTTATTAATGTCATTTATAAATAATTTATAAGCATTATTATAGCTTATCATATTACATTCTAACATGGGATACTTGTTTCTAATACATCCCAACCATGTACAGATTAAAAGTATATTATTTGTCTTATCATATCTATAAACATATGATGACATATTTTGAATATTAACTAAATCGTACAAGTTTATTTTAAAATTAAATACTTGATAAAGTAGTTCTTTCAATTCAGGAATTTTATTTACATCTTTAATTTTTAGAATATCTGTAAAATAATAAGAACATGTTTGATGATAAATATAATAGTCGTTATCAGGATTATTTTCAACTATCTTTTTAATAAAAGGTTGGGAAAAATAGATATCACCAACACTACAATTGTTTGAAAAAATAATTTTCATTTTTTCTTGTGATTTTAAAATATTTTGTTTATTTCTTGAGTCTCTAGTAATAATACCTCTAATGTGATCGTGTCTTAAACTTTTATCGGTTTTAAACATAGTTACTAAATTCATATCAATTAAATCTGGATGAACATACCAATCTTCAAAAGGTTGCCAACCTGTTCCGACGCATCCTTGGTCGGTACAAACATCTGGAAAAACTAATAAGTATCCCCTCTTTTTAAATATTTCTCTAGATATTTCTCTAGTATTAAAGAAATCTCCACGATAGTAATCATGTTCAAATGTAATTGTAGCAAATTTATATGTATCAAAAACAGTATTATCTATTAGTATTAATGTATCTAATGTTGACTTATTATCCACATCTAAATCAATTTGTAAATAATCAATATTTTTTGGAAATTTATTATCACCTAATACTTTCTTATAATTTATTTTTCTTGCATCATCTATTATATATATGGAATTTGGTCTATGTTGCTTATATCTATTCTCATAATAGCTTTCATATTCAACTAACAAACCTTTAAATTCATAATTCTTTTCTAATAGATATGTATTATTACCTTCAATCGGGTCATTCGTTCCAATTTCTACAAAATAACCATTTTTTTTATGTTGTAATAAATTTATTACAAAAACATCTTGAGATGCTTGGCTATATGTTATAATATCATTTGAATATAAATTACTGTGTCTACCAACAATACAATCTGTTATATTCTTATAAAACGTGTTATGGGGGTCATTAAAAATATCTAACCATTTATTTGAAAACATCGGTTCTTTAAAATAGCTGGCATATAATTCATCATCATTATCGACCTTTATCACATATTCAACCAGTTCGTCTAAATTTTTAAAGTCATTAGAATTGATAAATGTATTTGGATTAAAATCCTCAACCACTTCTCTGTTACCAGAATAAATAGGTATACAATTGGATTTATACACATCACATATTTTTTCAGTTACATATCCAGGATGGTCTTCATTTTCAAATGCTATAGCAAACTTATAATTCAAGTTATGTTCAATTTTACCTGAGCAACTGGTTCCTCTTGGCACAGTATATCCAATATTATTTAAGAATCTTCCTCCACAATCAACTCGTTTATACTGTGATAACTTTTCAACAATTTCTTTTCTCCAAGTTGTTTTACATTCTCCATTGCAAATAAAAGAGCAAAATTTATTTCTTTTTGGAACAGTTGTAATCCCATTTTTTCTTCTCTCACATTCTTCAAAAAGATAACTATTCATATAAGCAGCCCATAACGGATATCTAAAATTTTTTGGTCTTGTATGGTCAAATGTTATATTATAATCTACATCTTCTCTTGGCAAAAAAGGTTCACCACAGTAATAAACTCTTCGAACATTTTGATGTCTTGTATGCTCATCACCAAATGCTGAAAAAATAATAATATCCGGGTTTTGACTTGGCTCAACAACTGTATATTTTTTATTTGCTTTATCAAAAAGGTTGGTTATAAAATTATCTTTTTTATCAAAACAATTACCATCGTACTCTTCTACCCAAAAATCACAAAAAGCTATTTTGATTTCTTGATTATTATAATTACTGTTATTACTGAAACTAAAACAATTTGAACTATTAGTATCTGAACCAAAAATATTAATTTTTTTGTGTTCAAGAATACATTGGGTAGTATGATGATGAACTAATGTATCTCCATAAGCTCTTGGATTATCACTAGCACATTTAATTGAACAAATATTTACAAAATCAATAATTTTTTGAGCAGCTTGTTTGCTAATAATATAAGCAAAACCAATGTTCCAAAATTTGTAGACATTTTTTCTAAATATGGTTACATTTTCAGTTGATATTTTTCTTTGCTCTTCTTCACTATTGCCCCAAGATAATGCTAAAGATAGATGCTCAGCTCCATATTGTTGAAATAATATGCAATGTTCTTTTAATTTGTTTTTAAAATCATCATATAATTCCATATCATCTTCTAAAATGACATAATAGTCATTATTTACATCATTAACTAATTCGTACCAAAGTTTCAAATGGCTTAAAGCACAACCAATTACGCCTTTATTATTATTAAAATTATTTCCTTGAAAAAGATTGGCTAACTCTTGTGTCTCTTCTAATTGAGAACCATCAACCGCTTTTACTAAAGTATAATCATTTATTCCATGTTTTTGCAATTGATTCGTCATATCGGCTTTTCTATCAGGTCTTCGTTCTAAATTGATAACTTTTATACAATTAGTATTAAATTCCCTTTTTAATGAATAATTTACATCTGTATTATAATCAAATTCTTTTAAAATTTTTCCTGATTTATCTGTAATAAACATACATTTTTTTACACAAAATAATGGGTCTCCAAATATACTTGCTCTGTAATTATCATCTTTTGGAATGTGTATTTTTCCATCTGTAGTTAAATTTTTTAATACATATTCAGTCACATCAATATTATTATATTGTTTTCCATATTTAATACATACATCAGTATCAGTATTATTATAATTACTCATATTTTTCATCATATTTGTCACATTATTTTCCTGTTTATCTTTGTGTTGATTATTCAATCCCAATCCCAACACACCAGCCCACTCTTTTGCCCGATTTTCCCACGAACACGACATTGCATATTTCTTTCCGTTTATTTTCATTTCCGCCTTTCTCTCCTCGCTCAAGTTCATAATGCTTTTAATTTCGGTGCCAGGAATAACCTGAATTCCATATTTTCCTAATGTATTATTAAGGCCGGCCAACGGATAATAAATGCAAATCACTTCTGACATGAGCATTTCCATTGCCGTAATGCAAGAAGTTTCATTGAAACTTGTCGGATACAACCAGTATTCCGCACTTGCCATCATCTCATACAGTTGCGTCTTATTTAAAGAACCAACATGTTTGACACCTTCATATTTATCTATGACATCACGCAATCGAAATTCAAACTCATTCGATGGAAACTGGTTGTACGAACTGATGTACAATTCAGCATCAGGCATTTTTTCAATTATTTTAGGCCACAAATTGAGCAACCGTTCTAATCCTCTTTCGCTACACGAAGTATAGATGAACCGATTTGGAATTTTTACCGGTTTATTTACAAATTTATCCACAATAATTCCATTATTGATTACAAACATCTTATCTTTAAGCATTGGATAATTCGTTACAAACAATTTTTTATGCCATTCCGTTTGACAAACACAACCCGTGATTTTATCAGACCATTTACTCAATATGGATTCCACGTCCATCTTTGACCCACTCGACAGCAGTACGACATCGTGCCCCCAAATAAATGATTGGTAATACGCCGTTTCAGGAAACATATCATAAAATCCAACATATCTTGAAACAATCACCGTGTGAAAAGCATTTGTTTTAACCAAGTTGGAGAGATTTTGAATGTTTACATATGTAACATTTCTGTGACTGTTGTCATTATTTGCTAATTTCTCTTCCAACACATTACCGGCAACATAAATCTCAAAATCTGATGGAAACAACTTGGAAAGATTTGCCAACGCGGTTTCAGAACCACCCAGTGCGTTTTGCGTGCTGTACGTATAATTCCAAGCAAATGGAGAAAAACCAGAATAAAACAATATTTTTTTACTTCTTGAACAGTCTTCCTTATCCTTAGATAGAGATACAGACTCGAAATGTCGCGATGGGACAATAATGCCATATTTTTCATAAATCTTCATAAATTCATGTTTGTCGTCGGATAACGGATAATTATTGGCAACAAGAAAGTCTACATATTCTTGAAACAACGAATAAAATGCCGTTTTATCTTCCTCTTTGACATGTTCAGTAAAAAATTGTAAATTATACAACATGTTGCCTACGCTCCATTTTTCAAATATTTTGCATTTCTTTGTAAAAACAATTCTATACATGTGTATTCCTGTCTCATAATCACGCATTTTTTCACAAACAATGACAACATAATAAGGCAAATGAAATTCGGATATACTCGTATCTACAAATAATTTATTATTTAAATCGTCATTCAAATAAGCGTCACGATAAAAATCCCGCAATACGCCATAGTATCCATATGCAACATTGTGTAACCCCGAGCCAGAATAATATTTTATAAGCTCATAATAACACTCTGCCCTCTCTCTGTCATACTCTGCCGACTTGATAAGATAAAAAAATCCCGCTTCTTTATTATCCAGGTTGTTATAACAGTTGTAAAGTTTTAAACAAGACACGTATTTCTCCTGAGCCCACCCGCCATTTTCAAGTGTCTTTTTATACCATAAAATCGCGCTTTCATATTTTCCACAATCGTAATAACTGTTTGCGCAATAAAAACCATACCTGATATATATATCATCTTTTGCATTCAGCGCATGATTGTACGCCTTCTCTAAAATAATTGCATCTTTCAAATACTTGTTACTGTCGAGGTTTCTATTTCCGCTTCTACCAGATATAACATGGTAAGGTCCTTTTATAATTTCCGTACTTGTGTCATTAATTCTAGAATCAGCAGAACAAATGTATTCATGCAAAACGCCAACATATTTCCACCGCTTGTGATTATTCACAATTTGCGGTCGTGTGTAACTTCCAAATTGCAAACTATAAGAATCCCTTGTTAATTCTGGCAATACAAAGTCGCCGCATATTTCATCGTCCGCGTCAAACACTAGCAAGTATTTGCTTTTTCCGAATGCATATTCTAGCGCTCTGTTTCGATTATGAGCAAAGTTGACCCAGTCATCTTCATATATTTCACCCGGAATCCCAACTTCTTTGAAAAAATCGGTAATTATTTCAATTGTTTTATCTGTTGAACCCGTATCCGATATAACCCAATAATCAAATTTAATTTTTTGCAACAGTTTAGTCAACTTATCTTTTATGATGTGAGACTCGTTCTTCACAATCATGTTTAAACATAGTGCAAATTCTTTCTCTTGCTCTTGTTGTTGTTCTAAAACCATATTTATTTATTTATAAATTTTATTTTGTTATTTTTAAGTAATAATAATGATTATTATTATTATTTGTTTGTTTGAATAGGGTCACATGTCACCATTTGACATGTGACCCACCGCACATTTGACATGTGACCCGCTGCATGTCACCATTTGACATGTGACCCGCTGCATGTCACCATTTGACATGTGACCCGCTGCATGTCACCATTTGACATGTGACCCGCTGCATGTCACCATTTGACATGTGACCCGTCGCACATCTTCAAAAGTGACAAAGGAGGGGTCATAGGGGAACCTGGGTTCCCCTACTACCTAGATGTACATGGTTTTACTATACAAATTATAACCATCATTGGCCGCATTTGAATTTTTTATGAATAATTCAATTCCATCCTTCATATCCATCTTTGATATACATCTTTTTATTTTACTGGTTCCTGCTAATAAATTTTTAGAATGCGCAATCTTGCATTTCACAAAAAGCAACTCCATGTCACCACCGTGATGCTTGAAATTTGCAGAATGCTCTTTTATAAATTCGTCGGTTATTGCACCTTCTTCAACACTCCAACCACCATCAAGCGACTTTTTAATAAATATTTGCACCATTTCTTGCGGAACATAAGACTGCATCGTAAAATGAATGCTAAACCGGCGCTCCAACCCGTCATTCATTCCAAAAAAATTGCGCTTCAATTCATCCTTGTATCCTGCAATCATTAAAATAAAATACTTGTCGTCATCTTCGCGCATTTCAGTCAAGCTTTGATTAATCAAATCCAAACACTCCTTGCTGTACGAATCTTGCGTGTCTTTACCGCTGCTGTTTCCAATTGAATAAGCCTCATCAATAAAAAGAACACCACCGCGTACAGATTTCAAAACTTCTGCCGTTTTTAACGAGGTTTGCCCTAAATAACCTGCAATCAAGTCTCCTCGACGAACCCTTCTGAAAATATTATTCTTTAAAACACCCAACTTTAAATAAATATTCGCCAATTTTTGCGCAAACTCGGTTTTACCGATGCCCGGTTCGCCATATATCGCCGTATGCAACAAATCATCATTTTTGCGATTTAAACGCATGCTATAATAGAGAATTAATGTAACAACCTGCCGTTTGAATTCTTGTTGACCTATCATATTATTCAAATCCTCCATTTCCGGAATCAAATTCTTTATCATTGCCAGGTCAATATTATACTCAATGTTCGGCTCCAATTTAAATTCTGTCCCCACCTTTTTGCCAATATTTATCAAGTCTTCCAAATCGTCCACTTCCGCCTCAATATTTATTCGATTTATCACCTTTGACACAAATCCTGACACAGTTGCGCGTTGTTGCGGATATGTAATGGACGACCTTGCAACCGGAGGATGCAGCAACGGGTCATAGTATTTGTACTTGTCATATTTATTATTCTTATGCGGCGGAACAATATTTCTTTTACCATTTTTATCATCATTAGTTGACATTTTACTGTTATTATTATATTATTATATGATATATCAATATAATAATATAAAAAAAAATAAAAAAAAAATTATTTATAATTTACTATATTATTTTATTTATATCTAAAATTAAACGCACTCAAATAAATACAATATTTATAATATTTATAATATTTATAATATTTATAATATTTAAATGGGAAAATACGAACTTCTGGCAACAATCTCTCTCACTGTAAATGTGGTTTCATTTCTCTCTATAATTTTAGCTATGAATAAAACAAAAAATGCAAGTAGTTTTACTTGGACATACTTGATCGGAAATTTCATAGCGCAAATACTATTGATAATATATGGAATTATTAATAAAGCTTGGGGTATTTACGGTCCAACAACATTTATATTTATAGGATTATTGTATGTTATATATATCAAATATCATTATGCTGTTTCTGTTTCTAGTAAAAAATCAAACACCGAAGAGTAAGATTTATGATGAGGTAACGTAATGTAACGTAATGCCTTAATTTTATTTTTTATTTAATATATATTATTGTGTGTCATCCGTGACATTTGATATACATGCATATATATTAAATAGTAAATAGTACACCAAGTAAGCTAATCGTTAATATGAACTTCCTTACCTATCGTTTTTATAATGCGCTTTTCACCGACCTCCGGTATCGGCGTGCATATGTGATTAAATGTAATTAAAAAATTATCATTCTTAGATGAACTCGTTTTTGTAACTTCCGGGTCTGAATCCTTCCACTGTTTCAATATTGTAATATTTTTTCGAGAGATTGCGTAAATTTTATCTTTGAATTTCAAGTTTCCTTTATCCTTTTCCCACTTATCTTCATCCTTGTACGGCAGAACAATATTTATTTATTTATTTTACCATTTTTATTATAATTATTGTTTGCAGCATTTGACATTTTAATATTATTATTATATGATGTGATGTATCATATAATAATAATATTAAAAATTAAAAAAAAGGTTATTTATAATTTATTATTTTATTTATATGGAGTAGCAGAAGCAGGAGCAGAAACAGGAGCAGAAACAGGAGCAGCAGGAATAGTAACTCCCTAATATCCTGGAGTATGCCTAAATTTTGGGCCTATTGGTTCAAGATTATATAGATATCTTGCCTTTTCTGAATTATCTGTTTCAATCAATGTGACAGGACTCTTAACTTCTTCTTCTTTCCCCCCTGGTATCAAAATATTACCCCTTTGATCATAAGTATCAGCAGTAATCTCATGTTTTATTATATAAAACGGAATAGATGGATTAGTTATACCGGGTTGATATGTTTTGGTTTGGGTCGAATAAGTACCATCCTGTTTCATTTCACCAGTTGCAACATCGTATCTGTAGCTTTGTTGTTCTTTTTCAGACATTGAATATTCTATTCTATATAATTGTATTTTATATTATTTTAATTATCCTTAATATATTAATTTAATTATAATTTGCGTCGAGTATTGTTTCTTCTCAAGATATATTTACGACGAATACGAATCGAACTATATTTTTTATTTTTTTTATTTTTATTTATAGTTTTTTTAACACCACGGTTTCGTCGCCTTTGTAATGTGTATTTTCTACATTTACCACCAGCAGCAGCAGCAACAGCACCTTTAGATTTTTTACATTCGTCAGCAACTAACAATAATAACCGGTTCTTACTCATTTCCGGGGAGTCTATAAAAAATATTGGGTTAACATGATCACTACCAAAATTAATTATGTCTGATTTGCCTATAGGTTGATTAATTGCTCTTATTTGGGTGTCTAAACTATTTTTTTTCACTGTAAACTGACTAAACTTTGCTAATGCTTCAGTAGCGTCTTTGATTTTAGGTAAATATATTTTATGTAACTCTGTTACCCTTTCTTGTTGTTCTTTTGCAATTTTAGCCAGTCGTTTATTTTTAATTGAAAAAAACGTCGGTTTATTAGCATCTTCCACTTGTTTTAAAACTTTCATTTTTTCATCCTCAAACAATTTATTCATGTCTGCAATTGTTTTATTCCAAGTTATTACGTTTGGTTGCATTTCACTTATTGTTTTGTTTAAGCTTAATGTATCAATCTCAACTTTTTTTGATTCAATATCGGATTGAATAACCATTTGACAGCGTTCATTGTCAACATAAAAACACTTTGGATTGGATAATTTAACTGGAGTAATCCATCTCGTTAATTTAAAATTAGTACCTTGGTATCTCTCTAATTCCTCGTATGTTATATTGTCACCCATATCAAATGATATTAATGCAATAGGTGTTGTGAGATTTTCATCACGCCTAACAGCACTCATAAAATGGTCTACATTAAACGTTGAAGCGTGTACGTCTCCTAATGCAATCGATAATGTACCTGTCATATCAATTTTAGGTTTGTGTTCATCATCAAAGTAACGCGGCATAAATAATGGAACATAAACCCACACATCTTCATACGTTTGAGTACCTGAAATTCTTTCGAAATTGGAAACCACTTCACCACCGGTCTGGATGCTAATATTTTTTTTTTGTAGTTTATAGAAAGCAAATTTATATTTTTTGTCTTTTAATACAACAACTGCCAGTGCTTTTGGAGCACCGATGGGTCCGTCAATTTCAGCTTGAGCACTAGAAGATCTTCTATCACTTTGTTTTTTAGCTGATGCTTCATTTTCTTTACTATCTATTTTTGACTTTTCTTCTAAAATAGCAGCATATGTATTTAATTTTACAAATGTTCCTGTTTTTTCATCATAAAAAAAAATTTCGTCGTTTGGTTTCAAGTCGTTAATATTTTCAAATGTTATCAATTGCATATTTTGTTTTAAACTTATTTCATTAGACATTCCTAAATTTGAGTTAATTATTTATATATATAATATATATATATATATATTATATATTTACTCATATATTATATATTATTTTATATCATATGTGTGTGTGGTGTGACATCCTCACATATGATATATATTAAATATTCGTTAAATATTCGGATAAGTAAGGTAAGCTAATCGTTAATATGAACTTCCTTACCTATCGTTTTTATAATGCGCTTTTCACCGACCTCCGGTATCGGCGTGCATATGTGATTAAATGTAATTAAAAAATTATCATTCTTAGATGAACTCGTTTTTGTAACTTCCGGGTCTGAATCCTTCCATTGTTTCAATGTTGTAATCTGTTTTTTGGTGATTGCATCAATTGTGTCTTTAAATTTCAAGTTTCCTTCATCCTTTTCCCACTTCTCTTCATCCTTGATGTACATGATGTCTCGCTTGTTGTCAGTGCAATGAATTGGACGCTTGTAAATGTCCAACTCTTTCAATCCTCTCAAAAAAATATTACCGACACTATCTTCCAGCGTTTTTTCTCTCGTTACATTTAAATCATCCAGTGTGATTTGCAACGATTTTATAAAATCGCCAATGTTGATTGCATCTTTGCACTGCTCATTTAAAAATACATTCAGGTTGAATTTTTGTTTAATGTTCGTATTATTATTTGTAATCAAATTAGTACTACCACACATCATCGGAATCATATCCACCAATTGTTTATGATATTGCTCCTGCTGTTTATGACATTGCTCCTGCTGTTTATGACATTGCTCCTGCTGTTCTCTCATGAATTTATACTGCTCCTTCATAAGCTCCTTCATTTCAGTATTATCTCTCATCAAATTTATAATTATATTATCTTTTCCAGAATGCAAACGTTGTTTATGTTTCTTTAAACCATTGTGTGTTTTAAATATTTTTCCACAATCACATTCAAGTTTAATGGTTTTATTTTCAGATTCTTCTGTAATGCATTTTAATTTTAATTTCAAATGCTTCTTTGTTTTCATGTGTCGTTTATAATCACTCTCGAAAATGCATGAAAAAACGCAACATTCACATGTATACTGCATGTATTTACATTTTTCTATTGGTGTTGTCATAATTATAATATAAAATCCAAACGAACCAGTTGTGTATATACAATAATCATAAAATATTTCTAAATAGATTAATTAATTATAATTAAATAAATATTACTCTCTCTTCTCTCTAAAAATCAAACCTATAAACTATATTTTTTACAACATGTCTATAATCTAACCTCACATTTATTATGTCATAAGTTTATAGTTTGATTTTTAGAGAGAAGAGAGAGTAATATTTATTAAATAATCAATTAATCAATCAATTATTTCTCTTTTTTCAATCCCCTAAAATCGCATTTTTAGTTTTTTAATCCACTAAATATCGCTTTTTTGGGGATGATTTTATAAAATATCACTTTTTTAAAACATGCGAAAAACAAAGCATATACGTGCGACGAATTTTACCAGTTATTGCGTCCACTGCATAAGCCTAGGCAGTAAAACGAGGGGTCAAAAAAACGAGCGGAATTGTTACCTGTTTGCTCTCAGAATTTGGAAAAGTCAAAATGTCGTGAGAGCATCGTCCCGTGGATTCAAAACGGTCCAAAAATGGATTTAAAAAAACGAGCGTTTTCGGTTTTTAAAATCTCCAGACCACATATGCTTTCATTTTTTTGAAAACACAGAAAAAAGTGCTGATGCTCGTTTTTTTTCGGTCCAAATACTCGTTTTTTTGGACTTTTTAAAATGTCCAAAAATCCAAAAAAAACGGAAAAATGTCCCAAAAATTGCGTTTTTCCTTATGCTCTGCACCATTTTTTCCAACATTTCCGCGTTATACATTATGATTACAATATTATATTTTATGTCTCAAATTAAAAACCTAAAAAAACCTTAAAAAAAACTTTTGAAACTTTTTTTAAAAAATGAAAAGTGGACATTTATTTTTGTCCATATTTCAAAATTAAAAAAGAGTTTCAAAAAAATAAAAAGATTTTCCGTTTTTTTTCAATCCCCCAAAATCGCTTTTTTAGTTTTTCAATCCACGAAATATTGCTTTTTTTGGGATGATTTTGTAAAATATCACTTTTTTAAAACATGCGAAAAACAAAGCATATACGTGCGACGGAATTTACCAGTTATTGCGTCCGCTGCATTAGCCTAGCGGTCAAAAAAAACGAGTAAAAAAACGAGCGGAATTGTGAGCATAATGCACACAAAAAATAAAAAAGGTCAAATTGTTGTGAGAGCATCGTCCCGTGGATTCAAAACGGTCCAAAAATGGATTTTAAAAAACGAGTGTTTTCAGTTTTTAAAATCTCCAAACCACATATGCTTTCATTTTTTTGAAAACACAGAAAAAAGTGCTGATGCTCGTTTTTTTCGGTCCATTTACTCGTTTTTTTTCACTTTTTAAAAATGTCCAAAATCGAAAAAATCGAAAAAATGTCCGAAAAATTGATTTTTTCCTTATGCTCTGCAGCACTTTTTCTAATATTTCGATGTTATACAAAATGCTCATAAATACGCATTTTATTATTAAAAATAAAAACCCAAAAAAACTAAAAAAAAACTTTTAAAACTTTTTTTTAAAAATGAAAATTGGACATTTATTTTTGTCCATATTTCAAAATTTAAAAAGAGTTTCAAAAAAATAAAAATATTTTCCGTTTTTTTTCAATCCCCAAAATTCGCATTTTTAGTTTTTCAATCCACAAAATATCACTTTTTGGAGGATGCTTATATAATTTCGCGCATTAAAAAAAATGGAAAAGAGGTAGGTTATTATTTTTTTATCTGCTTATTTTTAGAAATATTTTGTATTTGTTTTTTATTCGATTTTTTATTAGATTTTTTTTATTCATTTTGTATATATTATATACAAAATGAATCTCCAATTTTTAAATTCAAGAAAAATAATAAATATTATTGAAATCGCATCCCAAATTATTCTTCAAATCTATCACCGAGACAATTTTGGAATTGAAATAAAACAAGATAAGTCCCCTTTAACAGAAGCCGACAAAAAAGCAAATGAATACATCTGCAGTCAACTAACAATTCTCTACCCAGACATCCCAATAATATCCGAAGAAAATAAAAATGCAGACTACAATGTGCGCTCAAAATATAAATACGCTTGGCTCATTGACCCGCTCGACGGAACAAAAGAATTCATTAATAAAAATGGCGAATTCACTGTAAATATAGGACTCATCTATTTCGGTGTTCCGGTCGCCGGTTTTGTAAATATCCCGTGTAGCGAAATAACATACTGGAGCATAAAAGACTGTGGCGCGTGGAAGAAAAATTACAATGAAGATGATTCTTTTATGATAGAGCGCTCCGACTCATATGACGGCCGTCGTCTTCAAAAAGGGAAAACAATCGTTTTAGCAAGCCGGTCCCACATGAATGACGAAACTGTTCAGTATATCGAAAAATTAGGAGAAGTCGAACTCAAAAATGTCGGGAGCTCAATCAAATTGATGTGGATTGCCGAAAATAAGGCAGATGTTTATCCAAGAATTGCTCCCACTATGGAATGGGATACCTGTGCATCTGACGCAATTTTACGAGAATTAGGAGGTGGATGCATGATGTATGGAAACGAAAATGAATATTTGATTTATAATAAGGAGTCGCTGTTGAATCCATCATTCATTGCGAGGCTACACTGAAATGCCGTGATGGTTGCGATTTTGATTGACCACAACCCATATTGATTTAATTTTTAAATGTCATAAATATAAAAAAGAAACAACAGTGGATGGATACAAAATCCAAACAACCAACTATAAATTCTCAATAATATACGAATAGTCGGGCGCTTCATCGTATGACATGCTGCACAAGTATTTGAAAATCTCCAAATAACTCGACGGCATTTCGAAAAATAGGTCCTCTGGTAAAATTGTTTTTTTAATTTGTGCCACCAGTTCAGGAGATGCCGCTGCTTTCCAAGGAAGGCGCCCTTTTGCCAAGTAAATGAGAACATACATGATTGAAATCAAATCATCTCGTCGACTTGGTTCGCATCCATCGTGAACATGGATGCTTACATAACGCGGCGTTCCAATAATTCCGGTCGTACGCATTTTATTACACCTGTGTGCATTTGTTTTATCGTCAATATATGTTCGAGACATTCCAAAATCAATCAAAAATAATTTATCATGAGTTTCAGTTTCGTTACTTTCATTTTTGTTGATACCACCAGTCATAAAATTGGGAGGCTTGATGTCTCGATGGACAAATCCCCTTTCATGAACAGCCTGAATAATTTGAACCATTTGTTTTGCGTACATTCCAACAATTCCAATTGGAACTGACTTTTTGTAGTCACTTGAAACCGTTTGTAAACTTTTTCCCAGTAAGTCGATTGCCATGTACCGATTGTGGTCCGGCACTCCATAGTACCGAAGATTAGGAATCCCTGGAATCCCTGAAAGTTTCATCAAAACGGCGGCTTCATGCGTTAACGTATCCACCTGAGCAGTCGGCTCCAGCTTTATCGCAACAGTTTCATTTGTGTTTACATTTTTTGCACTGAATACTAATCCAAATGTGCCTGAACCTATGCGTTTCTGCAACTTGTACCGGTCGTTTATCAACATGATGACGATGAGATAATGATGGGATCACGACTACTTTATTCTAAACAATTAGTTTTTAATATTTATTTTTTCAATTTTAAAAAAATAAAATAAATATTATAATAAATTATAAATTGAAATAAAATAATATAAACAGTTTTATCATAAGTAAGGTAACCAGACAACTAAACGCCAAACGATTCATGATATAATGGCCCACGCGATTGTTCAAATACAACCACATATGCATCGTTTCCAACAACAAAAGTTGTGCAAAAGGTATGACATTCCGAACATTCCGAACATTCCGAACACTCCGCATACTTCATCTGATGATGAGTATGATTATAATGGCGGTCACGCGTTATCAAGTCCGGAAAATTCCAATTCACCAGCCGCATCTTTTATGTCAATAGATGCAATAGATGGAGATTATGATGATGCGGAAACTGTAGAAGCTGTGGAAGCTGTTGGTGTTGTAATGCCCCTGTTTGCTGGTTCATATGTTGTTGCAACATTTGCAAGTGCGCCTCCACTAGACAATGACAATGATGTTGTGGCAAATGTGCCAGAAAACAATCTACATGCCCAAAATAATAAACACCGTAAGAACAACAAAATAAAATCTACACCAATTAAACCAAAATCAATAGAAGAAGGAGCAGAAATATGTATAATATGTTATGAAGGAGTTGAAGAAGAACGTGGAGATTTTCAACGTAATTTTTGTAGCACTTGTAAGTATACCGTTCATCTTGGATGCATTGATGACTACATTGTTCGAAAAGTCAGAGATGCAGTGGAACTAGTATCTCAAATAAGTTCGGTTGGAATTAAATGTTTGATGTGTTCAAAAGAAGTGGAGAGAGTTATACTTTATGAAGGCAATCTTAACGCTGGAATCAATGAAAATCATGGCAACAGAGTTGGAGCTGAGCAAAGACGCCAAATTCAACTTCATCAACATGCGCTAGATATTATGGAAAGAAGATTCAGTCGAGAGAGAAGAAATCGAAGGAAACAAATTATATGTAATGTTTGCTTTATCATATTGGTCGTATCATGCGGAGTGGGAATACTTTTATCAGTTATTATTAAAAATTAAAAATGGATAAAATGAAGTAATTAATTAGTTTCTGTGCTTATATGTGCGGCGATTTCTTTTAATATTTTTTAGATATTTACTTCGGCGATTTTTACTTTTATATTTTTTATTATTTTTTTTATATTTACGCGTTTTACGATTAATAGTTCCACCTATATCAGATAGAGTTCTAAATGCTCCTTCTACTGAAGCTGTATTGCGATGATCTTCTCGTAATTTTTTATGATCTATGAAATTTTTTAATAATTCTAACTCTTCTTTTAATTGTCTAATTTCTTCATTTAATAAAGTTATTTGTTTTTCATTATCAAGAGGATTTTGGTTTAAGATTTTTAATTGTCTTCCTAATTGTTGTAAATTTAATAAAATTTTTTCACGTTCAATTCTATCAGGGTCATTCCTCATAGTCTGTGCAATTTGAAATTCACGATTGCTTGCTTCAGCTAATTGTTTTTGTATATGTTGTTCTGGTGTATCTACACACGGCAAACACCTAGAAATACAACCGCGACATTTGTAGTCGTTTGCTGCTTCATAACGTAATGCTTGAATTGTATTTCGGGGTGACGGAGGGAGTGACATTGTTGAACGCGATGATGGCGGCGGCGAGCGTGGGATTAGTGGAACATCTGCCGAAGAAGAACGTGACATATGACAATAAAATTGTTATAACTATTATGTTGATATTTATATAATAGTTATATAATATTATTAAAATATAAAATTCACATCACATCATTACATTACAATAATGACTTTAAAAACGAACCATTGAACTTTTTATTCATTTCTTGAGCGAGTTCATCTTGTTTTGCTAAAGCGAATGCCCGGTGTGTGTTATCTTCTTCTGCAATATGTGCTTCCGTTTTTTTTTTGTGTAAAGCTTCGTCATAATTATATGATTTTAAATGCACATCTCTGAATGACTGAAGCTCATTGATGTTGTTAAACTTTTTGGAATTTATATAGTCTTCTTGCGTAACGGGTATAACTGATTCCGTGTGTGCCTTTTTCAAGTCTTCATATTGAAGCGAGCTAAACAGTCCGCTTGAATGTTCTTTTGGCGCGCCCTGACCCAGCGTATAATAACTTTCGCCTCCGCCGAAAATATTGGCACATTGTAATTCATTTTTTGAAACAAGCGACAAATTTGTTCGTAACGCTTGTTTTTGTTTGTCGATTTCAGAAACGCGCTGGTCCCATGATGCCAACGAACTTGCTGAATTTGCATTGTTGGCATCATCATCAGAACGAAACCAGTCTTCATATCCCTCTTCCTCTTCCATTTGTATTTTGCATTTTTCATAATGTTCATTGAACAGCTTATTGAACTCGGTCGAGCTAAGCTGTTTCACCTTGTCCACGCACAACTTCATTGAATCTTCATTTGGGTCAACCGTTTCTTCAGCGACGAGTTCACTGTAACTTTCCTTTTTATTTCTATTTTTACCTGTGCGAAACGTGAATATCTGATATAATATTTTATAAGCGCTCGTAAAAAAGAGAAAATATTCTTTTGGAAGATTCGATTTGTCTGGATGAGTGTGAAGCACTGCAAGCTTTGCTGCGCGCAAATCCGATTCCGTAAAAACAATCGGTATTTTAAATAAATTTGTAATATCTTCTAAATTATAATTTCGTATGTCCAAGTCCAAATTAACGTCATTCATTGTTAAAAAGAATCAAACAAAATATATTGATATATATTGAATATATTAATTAGTGTGTAATATGATTTACACTAATTAATTAATATAATATTTATATTTGAAATAAATAAAATTGCATTACGACCGATGCCGTTTATTTGACCTATACCGTTTATTTGACCTATACCGTTTATTTGACCGAGACCGACGCATTTTATTTGTCTTTGATTTTTTATTATAACGAGATTTTTTCGATTTTGATTTTGATTTATATCCACCTGTATTACCTTGTGGTTTTTGTTGTGTTTGAACAGAACTATGAGTCATGGAAAAATATGGTAGTTTTCCAGAAGGAGCATTTAATATTCCAGGATTAATAATGTAACGGTCTATAACAGCTTGAACACCCAGAGGCTGTTGATCGTAATCATAATATTCTCTAATACTATCAACCAGACCAATGTCATCCATCGCGTCAACTATTCCTTTAACTCTTGCTTGGCCGGAGATAACTTGAGCGGCATCTCGAGCGGCAGCTTGCGCGTCGCGAACATCTGCTCTTGCATCACTAGCTAGAGTATCCTGTTGAAATCTATAAAAATCGGCGGCATCTTGGGCAGGGTCATTTCTACTAAATAGTTCTTCTTGATCACTCATTGTTATATGTTGTATATAATATTATTATATAATAATTAAAATAATATTAAAGATTTAGTAATATTTATATATATTATATACGCACATACACAGTTTAATTAAGCCCCCTTTGTACACTATATGTTTTCAAGGTCTAAATCTTCCAAATCATCATCAGCATCGATGACAAAAGAATTTAAAGAACGGGTTCCTTTAGAAGAAAGAAAGCAACAATCTAAGAATATTTTAACCAAATATCCAACTTCGGTTCCCATTTATATTGATTCATCGAGTATGAGCAAAGTAATAGATAAACCGAAATTTGTTATACCAGACGGATTTACCATTGGACAACTGATGATTTCCATTCGAATGCGGATGAAAATGAATCCGGCAACTGCGTTATTTATTTTCATTGATAATCATTTGATTCCAGTGACAAAAGTGATTTCTTCAATGTATGAGTCACATAAGGACGAGGATGGATTCATGTATATATGTTGTTCGGAAGAAAACACATTTGGATAAATTCAATTTAGTAAAATTAATTAATTTAAGAAAATTTTAAATAAATAATTAATAATAAAAATATAAAATAATTAAGTTTTTTATTTTTATAATATTTGGAGTATATATAAAAGATAAAATGGTAGCGACAGAATGGATGAAAAGCGTCAAAGAGGCGCTAAAAACAATTCCTAAAAATACTCCGAATCGTTTAGGAGCAGCAATGAAAAAAGCAAAGCTTACTTATAAGAAGGGCAGCTCTTCTTCTTCTTCAAGCAATGCAGTGATGAAAAAAACATATAGGCATCGCAAATCACACAAGGGGCGCAAAGGGCGCAAGGGGTCGCGTAAACACCACAGTCGTCGCAGAGGTCATCGCGGAGGTTCACAGGTAGCACTTAGCCCTTCAAATTATGTTGGCCTTCAACTTGATGCGACAAACTATTCCACTTAATTATTGTAATTATTGATTAATCATTCAATAAATGTAAATATTATTTTTAATTTCAAATTAAAAATAATGATGTAAAATATTTTTTTAATACATTTTTTAGTAATAAAAATATGCATGCATTATATAAGATATAAAATATATAATAACGCGTATGGACGAGCTACAATTTAAATTTGATACTCCAAATGCAGGTGCAAGTGCTTTCGAAACCGAAGAAATGCGACGCATAACCTTAGTAACTATAATTATGGAGTTGATGATACTTTTAAGGTGGAATGAGAATATGTTAGTAAGGAATTTAAGTGATTCCAGTCGTAGAATATTAAATAAATTGTTCAATAAACGTGTAAGTGGTGCTGATACTTTACGCGAAATAGTAACCACATTATATTTTGATAAATTAGATGATGCCGGTCGTAAAATATTGTTAGACGAACATGGTATAAAAGAAAACATTCGTGGAATATTAGTGGGGGGGGGTGGTAAAAGAATGACCAAATCCAAATCCAAATCCAAATCCAAATCCAAATCCAAATCCAAATCCAAATCCAAATCCAAATCCAAATCCAAATCCAAATCCAAATCCAAATCCAAATCCAAATCCAAATCCAAATCCAAAAAACAAAAATGAATTTAGAAAGTTTATTACACAAATCGTTGAGATAACAACATTAACCCTCCCAAAATGGAAAGATTCTTTGTAAATGAAATCACTTCAGACTTATTCGTCGGGAAATGAAAAATCAATATTGTCATTGCGGTAAATGCCGCCAATCCAATTGTCGCAGCATACGCATATTCTTTATAACTGTTTGCATACAATGAATATAAAATTACTAAACTTCCAAGCGTCAACAATCCAATTACTCCAAGAATGGCTGAATCATATATAAGCGAAATGAACGCTTTACTATAATTTTGATTCAAATACTTTTTGAAGTAAACTAAAAATGGAATTCCAATTATCGCAATGCTTACTGCAATGACTATACTTGATAACAAGAATGAATTCAAGCTATTTCTTTGAATGTAAATATTTAAATAAAAATAAAAAATTGTAACTAGAATTGATGTAATAAATATAGGACTTAATTGAATCTCATTTATTTTTGTTTCTAAATAAGTTGCAGTATCTTGAAAATTTGCAATTTTATTCAACCCACCCGCTATAAATATGAATAGTAATAAAAATGCATTTATAACTATAAATATTTGTTGACTATTATAATTTTGCATAGTTTATAGTTTAATGTTATAATGTTATAAAGTATAATAACATTATATTAAAATACCTGAGTAAAAAGAAAAAAATGTAGGTCCCGTCCCGTCCTGTATAATAAATCAGATGTATAAATGCTTTCATCTCTATTAAATTAAAATTATTAATACCAGAAAAGTCAATGGGCATCTGTAAACATACTTTCAACATTAAATTTATGAAACTGGAACTGGAAGGAGACCGTGATATGTTCCATTATTTGTGAAGGTACTTAATCCTGGAACTCTGGTGATGGTGCCGTTATTAGTAATGGTTCCAGTGTTGATAAGGGTGCCGTTGTATGGTGGGTTTATACCCACCGCTGCAGTGCCGAGGTTAATGATTCCGGCTTTAAGGTTGGTAATGGTTCCGGCATTGGTCAAGGTTCCGTTTCCTTGATAGCCGATGTAAATACCATTGCCGTTATTGGTAATGACTCCGGTGTTAGTAAAGTTGCCGCTAAAAATGATACTTCCATTAGATTGGACGTTTATAGTGCCACTGTTTGTAATCCCTGTTAGTGTGGACGAAAAACTACCGTTAATGTTAATGGTGCCGGTGTTGATAAAGGGATATGATGAATTTAAGGCAACTATCCCTGACGCTACTCCCCCAGGAGTAGTATTGTGGGTGATAATAATGGTGCCATAATTGGTAAGTGAATAAGGTGTTTGATTAATATTATTATTGTATAAATAAAGAATTTGTCCCGCTGGAATAGTTAGACTCTGATTAGATTGAATTATTGTATTTCCTTTCAAACAAAAAGACCCTAAACCTCCCTGTGTTGCAATTGATGATAATTTGACTTGAATGGTTCTGGGCGGAGGAGATGTTAAACCAAATCCCCCTGTCCTATCTCTAGTTATACTTAATTGTCTTGTTTTTTGCTTGTAAAGTTGATTCTGAATCTCTGGATACCTTAATTTTTGCTTAGCTGCTGCTGGCATTCAATTGTTTTGTTTTATCTTTCTTATGATAAATAATAATATAATATTTTATGCAAAAAAAATCATTTTAAATTTATACGCAATCATAATACAAACTTTACACTTTTATATTTACTCCAACCTTTTTAGCAAGGTTATTATTGAAATATGTTAAAAGCAAATCGGTAAATGTAGTTGTTGAAAGCAAAAATAAAGATGACGAGAAGATTATTTTTTTATCAAATTCTGTTATTTTAGCATTTGAATACGGGTTGAATCGGATAATTAAAAATATAATAACAAAGTATTTTAACGCGGATTGAATTGCTGGCAAATATTTTGTAATGGAATTAAAGTAGCTTAAATTTAAAATAAGTAGGATGTACAAGATGTAAAATGTGTACAATAAATAGTAGTAAACATCTTCTATTTTTACGTAAAATGATGACATGACTTGTTATATTATAATTAGAATTAAAATTAATTATATAAATCAGAAAGCTTATATAATTAATAATTCAATAATTAATGAATAATAATTGGTTAAAATATATTTTTATTTACATGGTTCGGGAGTGAATGCCCGAATAAAATCATATACGCTAGAGCAAGTGCAGCAAGTAACATGCTCCTGTCTTGTGCAACTTCATAAGGTTGTTTAAGTATGAAAACCATGACAAAATATAATAAAATTCCAAACAAAATGGAATGAAAAAGATGATTCATTGCACCGTGCATTTTAATAATTAAAATATTTATATAATGTCAAAATATTTTAATTAGTTATTTTTCACATATTTTTTAAATATTTTTCACATATTATTTTTTACAAATTCCACGATTATCATGGCTCTCATGCATGCAAGTTCATTTTTAATGTGTTCATTTTCAATTGTGCTAAACAATTGATTATTCAACAGACAGTTGTCATAAATAATATCAAATCCTTCTTTTTTTGCATTTAATTTGAATTCACCACCCACACTCATCTCATAATATAAATTTATCGGATAGTTGTTTGCATTATTCAATAATGTAATTAAACCATCAGTTGACACATAATGACCATGAAATAGTGCGCAAATACCGCGCCCACCACTCTTCTCATCACATGCGGAAAAACATGCATTTATTCTTGAAATTTGATTCATAAGCCTTTCAACTCGAATATTGTATGCGTCTATGTCCGCATCTGTCTTCAAAACACATTTTCGTTCCATATTATAGATTTCATTTTCAATATTTCGAATTCGTTGCGATCCAATCATCTTGTACGCTTGTAAAACCGCCTTTTGAAAAGCGTTTACCCATGCGTTTAAATTTGAACCTGTAACTGAAGATGCCATTCTCAATAAGCAAGTGCCTTGTATTTTTTATAGTTTTGTTTTTAAGCCAAAAATGATTATAATCAAGGGGAACTTTACGTTCCCTTCAAGGAGGGGTCAGAGGGGAACGTAGTTCCCCTGGCTAAAAGAAGCTTCCGCCGAGATGTTCATTTGCAGCAGCAGGTTCAAATTCGGCAACCATGCCTGGTGGCATGCCGGGCGTTGACGCTCCAATCAGATGATTCGGCTGCACTTGATACATGGAGTTGAAATCGGGCGACCGCTGTGCCGAAAGTTGCGGCGGAGGCGGCGGGCCGTTGAGTGCGTATGAGGCTTGTCCGGATAACGGCTGAGTCACTCGAACTTGCCCTCCTTTTTGCTCATCCTTCTTTTTCAGGCTAGAATTTCCTTCCACCATTTCTTCAAACCTTTCGATAAGAATGAGGGTTTTTGCGCCCAGTTTGTGCTTTGACATGGAAATAAAAATAAACAAGAGTATGAGAATAATTTGAATAACGCTAAAATCGCCATATTTTAATCCACTATACGTTGGGAAATAATTGATGACCCGGTTGATAAAATAAAATGAAAACAGAATAAAGAACAATTGTCCAAACATTTCTGCTAAAATAACGATGGAGCCTTTTTCTTCATCAATTTCTGGAATGTAGTAGTGATTGACATAAAGAACGATAATGACGGGTAAAATTGCCATTACCGTATACTGAACAATATTCAACAGAAAAGATTGTTCGTAATCTCCCATCTTGAATACATATTTGAAAAATCCTTCTGTTTTTTTGGTAGAATCGGATATTGCATCTTCAACGTCTTCCATTGTAGTAATTATTCTTATATGATTTATAAACAGAAATTAAAATAAAAAAAACAAATTAAATTAATTAACTAAATAAATATCGTTAAATAAAAATAAAAACAAAAATAACTATATAAAAAAATAGAAACAATTCAGATAAGAATATAATAAATAATAAAATGCTGCGTAAAAAAAATAAGGACACTAGAAAAAGTGAAGAGTATCAATATTTAGATTTAATAAGCGATATTTTAGAAGAAGGCTCTTTGGAAGAAGGTCGAAATGGGCTGACAAAAAGTATATTTGGAGCTGCCATGCACTTTTCACTAGAAAATGGAACGATTCCGCTGCTAACAACGAAGCGGGTTGCGTGGAAAACATGCCTGAAAGAGCTGCTTTGGTTTATAAAGGGTGACACAAATAATGAGAATTTGCAAAAAGAAGGTGTTACAATTTGGAATGATAATGCGTCTCGCGAATTTTTGGACAGTCGAGGATTAACACACTTGCGCGAAAATGATTTGGGTCCGGTATACGGGCACCAATGGCGCCATTTCAATGCACCTTATACAACTTGTAACGAAAAATACGACGGTGAAGGAGTTGACCAGCTGGCGCAAATTATAAAATGCTTGAAAGACCCGCTTCAGCGCACATCACGCCGGATGGTAATGTGTGCATGGAACCCGTGCCAGCTGGATGAGATGGCGCTTCCACCGTGTCACATCTTGGCGCAATTTAATGTTACGGGTGGAAATAAATTGTCATGCTGCATGTTTCAGCGCAGCGGAGATGTGGGTTTGGGTGTTCCATTCAATATTGCTTCATACAGTTTTTTAACTCATCTTCTGGCAAAACATTGTGATTTGGAACCTTTTGAATTTATATACTATTTGGGGAATTGTCACATTTATGATTCTCATTTGAATGCCATTCAGGAACAAGTAACAAAAACGCCGCACGCATTTCCCACACTTACGATAAATGTAAAAAGAGAAAATATTAATGATTATGTTTTAGATGATTTTGAAGTGCGTAATTATAAACATCATGAAGTAATTAAAATGAAAATGGTGGCATAGATTTATAGATTTGGGAACATATTTAAATTTAAAATATTCGGAATTCGTATTAATTTCACATCAACGCATCTTATGGGAAAAATACCTTACACAACAACGGTACCATTATCAGCACTGGCATATTAAATTTAAATGTGATGAACAACAACGGGACTATTATCTTTAATAATAATTCCTCCTCATACAGTCAGCAGGGTAACTTTAATAACAATGGAACCTTCAACTTCAATGGCATCTACTTTATACAAAATAAAGGCTTGTTAAAAAACTCCGGAACCATTAACAACAGTGGCGACTTTGGATTCGGAAGCAATATTCAAAATACAAAAGCAACCTTATTCAACACTGGAACCATTAATAATAACGGCATTTTTCAATTAAATAATGGATCCACCATCAACAACAGCACGGGATTATACAGCGGTCCCCTCCCAGTAACAACACCAGCATAGAATGTCAGTCACCCCATATATATATTTAGATATATTTAGAAGAAAGTAAGTTTATAAGAATAAGATGAGAGAGAAGAAAACATTGAATAATAAAATAATTACATAAAATGAAAAATTATATAAACAATTAAACAATTAAACAATTAAACAATTAAACAATTAAACAATTAAAATGAGAATGCGAAAATAATATAGAAATAAAATATTATTTAAATTATAAATTATATAATTTGAATAAATTACAATGAGTAGTAATGCAGCATTGTCCGCAGCCAGACGACGAAGGTCAAATCCATTGAACGCACCTGTTGGTACCATCGGTGGACCGGGTGGACCGCCAGCAAATCGAATTCTACAAAGAATGAGCGGTGCACCGCCTTCCCACCCACAACAATCACAACAACCACAAGCAAGAATGGCGACCCCACAAATGCAGCAGCAACAACGCGGACCTTTTCAACAACAGCAGCAGCAGCAGCAGCAACAGCAAATGAAAAGAACGCAAATGCAAATGCAGCAACAAAAACCGCAATCGCAAATTCATTCATCACTGAATGCACTTCCTCCACTTCCGCCTCCGAATAAAAATGCCGGACAGCTGTATGGCATTCCGCTTCATCCGCTCATCATGTTTCAAACACATGACAATAAACTGAACGAGCATGACCTTAGCATAAACGAGTGTTTTTACCAATTGAAAGAATTTGAAGGTAGGTTAATCGTTGTTGAAGGCAATAGTAATAGTGTGCATCCGTCGGCAACAGCGCCAGCAGCAGCGGCAGCACCGGCGGGGGCAGCATCAGACCTAAATGAACTAATGAATGACGGCGTATTTATAAACGGAGTTGTTGATAATATCATGGCAACTACAAATTTTGCATCCATTGTGGAAAACATTATTCCTTTAAAAGAAGAGAATGATATTCTGAAACAGCGCATATCAGAACAAGAAACTAGAAGCGACCAAATGCAGCAATTTATTCAACAATTGGAAGAACGTTTGAGAAATATTGAGAATGAATTGGCACAGCCATGTGAGGAAGTTTCTGCACCAGCAACAACTGATACTACTACAGAATCAGAAGCAGAAGCATTAGAAGATGCGCCAAAGTTTCCATCGAAAAAAGTAGCAACAGAATTCGCAGTTGTGGATGGAAGCGGCGAAACAGAAACAACGGCAGAAACAGCAACAATGATGGAAACAGATGTCATCGTCACTGAACCGATTTCTTAATAATAAATTATTTCGCATTGCGCTGCGAGTGGCGGCGAGTCCTGAGACTACTACTATGACGACGACGCGCCACCTTTGGAAATCTTCCACCGCCACTAAAATAATTTTCAACATCGCTACCATTTGTCATGACGCGCTTTATAATGGGCTCAATGCATTGTGACTGCACGACATTTACAAAATCAGCAGATAAACACGACTTTACAAGAGGTTCAAGTGCGTGTTCTATAATTGGAATGGATTCGGGCTTCAAATATACATCCACCTGGCTCACCACCGGGTCACTGGACCTCCACCTACTAGTCGTAGTTTTTCTTCGCGTGGTAGTTTTGGTTTTTGTGGTTTTTCTAGAAAAAAAAGATGACACTTTTTTGCTTGCTTTAAAAATTCCAATGCCGCTTTTTGCAGTACCAGTCAATTTCATATTCTGTATCAACGCATCTATTGATTCGGGCGAGAATATAATATGAAATATTTTGTTTGATTTTTTGGCGCGATTAATAGTGGAATTATTGCATACAATTTCTTTTATTTTTTGAATTTCGTTTGTTTCAGTTAAATGTGTTGTAAGTATTTGAATTGCACGTGAAACAATTTCTTCTTTTTTTGTACTTTTATCGTTCGCATTCATTTTATTGAGTTGCTTATATTATTATGTTGAATGTATATATGTTGAATATATATATATTCAATATATAAATATATTGATTTTCATTTATTTAAAAAATTTTGATTTATCCCTTTTATATTTATCTCTCTTCTCTCTTATAACTTGTAAAGGAATGAAATAATTATCTTTTATAGAATGTTTATACTGCATGTCAATCCCATCAGAATATTAATAATAGTTCTCATTTTATATTCTAGAGAGAATAAAACAAAACATTAGAGAATAAATCAAAATATATAATATAATAAAGAAATATTGTATATATATACAATACAAGCATCAAGTGTATATAAATTAAAAGTAAAATAATAATGTCAAAACCAGATTCGTGTGACAGTAAAATGAATATTGAAGACATTTTACACAGTCTTGACAATGATAGAAATTTATCTATATCAAAATTAACATATGATAAAATAAATAATATGAAATACAACATGCTGCAGCGCATTGGCATGAATGATGAAGAGTTGGAGTCAATGTTGCTCAAGTTAGGAGATTACAGATATGTTGAAGAGCTGCAAGACATACAACACGGCGCGTTTATTCGATACATACCGCTAACTTCTAAAAATAATCGAAATCGAAATGACAGTGAAATTATTTTGAAAAATGGCGGATTTATTTGCGACATTAAAATACTCGGTTCAGGTGTTCATTTATTGTGCAGAAATAATTTTCGAAAAATATTTCAACTTAAACTTGATGAAGTGCTTATTTTTCAAAAACTTAGCAATCAAGAAGAGATAATCCTGTCAGTATTCGATTATTTAGCTAAAAATGAATAGTAATAATATAATATCATCATATCACAATTTTATTTGGAGTTTTTTTCAGGCGAACTAGTCCAGGAATTTCGGTTGTTTCGACATATTTTATAGGAATATATTCCACCGTTATTGCTTGAAGAGACCTGATTGATTCTTTTGAAAACTGTTTAACAAGGCCGGCTGCTCGTATAATTGCATCCTTGTCATATTTTGTTGCCGTGTATTTTGTGTTATCAATTAAAACACCATGCGGACTTGAGAAGCCATTTCCGACATGAAACCATAATGCATTTTGGTTTGTTTTTTTTGTACGCGACACAAGAGCCTGATTTTGTTCTTGTGTTTTTCCAATTGAAATTGTGTATTTGTCGTTGAATGCTTCCGTGTACATGTATTATAAATGTATTATGTATTGGTATATGTATTGTATATGTATACATCTTATTCTTTTTATTTCAATTTTTTATTTTTTTATAATTATTTAAAAACACATTTACATTTCTAAATAATAAAATTATTATACATTATATCATTATATCATTATATAATATAGTAATGAGTGATAATAATACAGTTTCAAAAATAAAACTGATACTTATTGGAAATTCAGCTGCTGGTAAAACATGCATTGTTCAAAGAATGGTAAATAATATTTTCAACGTAAATAACAGTTCAACAATTGGCGCAGCGTATATGATGTATAGTATTAATAAAAATCTAAAGATTGAAATGTGGGACACGGCCGGGCAAGAACGATTTTATTCGCTTCTTCCAATGTATGCACGAGGTGCTGAAATGATTATAATTGTCGTTGACATTGAAAAGAATATAGAAGAACAATTTGTAAAATGGAGTAAATACATTGAAAATAATAAAAAACTTTTTTTACCCCATTTTAAACTATTCCTTATTTTTAATAAATATGATTTGAATACCAAGTTTGAAATACCGAACGTCATATTAGAACAAACTCAATTTATTTACATTTCAATAGTATCGGCAAAAAGCGCTCACAATATTGATAAATTAAAAACATATTTAGAAGTAGTTGCAAAAAAAATTGTAGAAGAACGCGCAACGCATATGCACTTACATGCAAATTCAAATAGTAATGGCGGTAACGTCGGTAATAATAGTAACATTCGTGATATTGGTGAAAATAAAAATGATACTATTTTTGGTTCAAAATTTTCAAATATGAATATTAATATTTCAGAATATGGAGACAAAATGAAAAAATATTATGATGCCACGCACTGTTAACTAACTATACAGTTTTATGCAATGAATTATATCGTGCAGAAACGGGAATAAAATGGGACGGTTTTTTACACGTAAAACGATGATAAATTAATTTCTTTTTCTTTAATACGCTGTTTGCGCAAACGCCGATTGCTTTTGTTTCGCTCATTTGACTTTTAAGTTTTTTAGTACAGTTGCATATTTTTTCAACGAGAGCTTTTTCGGCTCGTTTTTTTAAATTACTTAGAGATGACCTTGTGGGTATTTTAAGTTTATAGTATTCTAAAATTTTCTTATAGTCTTGTGCGTTTAGACGAATTCGACGTTTCATATTGTTGGTTTGTTTATCTTTTTATTTTTTTAATTATTATTAGTATATTTATTTAGTATATATATACATATACAGATTAATTAAATTTATAATTTAATTTTATACGAGTGAATGGACAAATGTGTTAAACGGCAAAGAGTTCGACCAGGCCGATATCTTGCCTTAAAAACTAAAAAATATCGTTTGCGCAGTTCTCCTCCTTATTCTGCAACGGATTGTCCTGGTAAAACAATGAAGGGGAATGATGGCGGAACATATGCATCTAAAGCCGACAAGAATGGAGTATATAAATGGATAAAAACAACGGCAAAAACGGCAAAAACGGCAAAAACGGCAAAAACGGCAAAAACGGCAAAAATGACAACTAAGACCGAAACAACTGTAAAAAAAATATCCAGTTGTTCTACAGATTTAAAACGAACATCGCCTCCATTTTATAAATACGCGTATAAAAAATCAATATTTGCACCGGTAAACGTTTCGAGTTTTTTGAAATGCATACCACCAGGCATTGTTGATGAAAAAGTAAAACCAAAACATATTTATGAAATAGTGGATAATGGCCCAATACCTTTTGTAGTATTTGACTATGGCAGCCATGTAGACGTTTATAATCAACACTATGACAAGGAAACGAATGAGTATGAAATGCAAGGCAAAATAATGGATTCGAAATACATTAAAATTTTTGTTGGAGACAATGAACTAAATGCGCCAGATTATGATTTGAAAAAGGGAATTGGAAGAGGAAACACTGTGCTTTTACAAACGGGAAAGGATGAGTACACATACATAGGTGACGGAATTCGTTCTTTTAAAACAAAAGACGGAGATGTTATTGAAAAATATTATTCGCCGGTGGGAAATAATGCAGTTCCATATCCATACGCTGTAGGTCAAAAATATGTATATTTAATGCTTGACAATGAATATGAACCAGTTGAGGATTTTGATTTAACAAAGGATGTTTACACGCAATACTATGGGTGGAACATAGATAAGAAAGACACCGATTCACACTTTGAAAAAACTAAAAATAAACATAAAAAATATCGAGTAAAGGTTTTGTTTAAGAGATATTATTAGATTGTTCTAGTTGTAAAATAAATAAATAAATAAATATATGCGTAGAAAATATTTTATATACATATATTAATAGACATTACAAAGTCCGTCAACACTACACAAAAATATAAATTAAAATGATGGAAATAGGAGGTTCGAATTTAGATGGAAAATATGCAGTATTTGATGTTGACGAAACGCTGGGCTACTTTTCCCAATTTGGAGCATTTATTGATGCGCTTAATAACCATTATAATGACTTCTCTCAAGTCGTGTTTGATAATTTTAATGAACTTTTAGATTTATACCCTGAATTCATTCGTCCAAATATGATTGAAATATTGAAATATGTTTCTGAAAAAAAGAGAGAAGGTGTTTGTAAAGGAATAATAATATACACAAATAATCAAGGGCCTCGTTCATGGGTTGAAAATATTTCGAAATATTTTGATTACAAGGTTGGAACCCAAGTATTTGACCAAATCATTGCGGCATTCAAAGTGAATGGAAAAATTGTGCAAGAAGGACGAACAACGCAAAATAAAACATATGAAGACCTTGTTCGAATAACACATATTCCGAAAACATCTGAAATTTGTTTTGTTGACGACTTGAATCACCCTGGAATGCGACACCAAAATGTGTTATACATCAACATTAAACCATATGTTGAAACACTTGCCACGTCGACACTTATAAAACGTTATCTCGAAAGCGCACTTGGAAAAAATATTCTTCCTCAAAATAGAGAGAAATTCAGTATATCCATAAAAAAAAGAATGGGAGTAAATAATGATGCTAATGAATCAAATACAAAATTAAATTTACATGAATCAAATTTCATTTTATTGAATACGCCAGATAAGTCAAATGCGTATATACATGCTAATGAAAATGTAATTTCAGGTTATAAAAAAATGGGAGATAAAATATTATTTTATATTAAATTATTTTTTAAAAATAAAAATAAATCATACAAGTCGAGTCGTCATCATAAACATCGCGCCACATTGAAACATAAACGACATGCATCAAAATCAAAACTAAAGTCAAGAAGAATAAAAGATAATTCAAATGCTAAAAAAGGAAATAAAACTCGAAAAACTGCGCATTTATGAGAGTCTGAAATGAAATAAAAATGCAAAATAATTATATATTTATTAATATATATATATATATATAATATACACCAAAATTATCATTATAAACCATTTATAAAGTATGGTAATTAGGAAAGAAAAAAAAGGAGATGTAGACGTTTATTATGTCGATAAAAATATGAGTGATGATGCGATGAGTAAACTAAAAGGAACTTTTGTAAAAAAATCACAAATTTCTTTAATTATCAATTCAGATGCGGATGTTTATACGAATGATAATAAATTGTTATTAAAATTTAGAAAAAACAAGCTTCCATTGAATCAAGTCGATAAGTTTTATGACAACGTTATACATTATGCGCGTAATAATTATACTTCAAATCGAGGTTATGCATCGGGAACGCGTAAAACATCAAATGTGAAAACAAATGCCAAAGTTGCATCTAATGTAATTGGATACATGGACAGATTTTCTTCAAGTCAAAATTTATCAATGAAAAAACAAAACCGCACGGTAAAATTAAATGTTCGAGAATGTAGGTTCAACATGTTGTACCCGGACAAATACAAAGAGTTAATTCCTCTCATTCAGTCGATTGACAAATATTATAAAAAACTTACCCCATCTAAATTTGAAAAACAATATCGGAAAGCAAAACAAACACATTTTAAAATTGCAAATACATCTTTCACAACCATCACCACAAATGTTAATTTTAGAACTACAATGCATCAAGACAATGGAGACGACGCAGAAGGGTTTGGAAATCTTACTGTAATCGAACGCGGAAAATATAAAGGTGCAGAAACATGCTTACCGCAATACGGAATTGGTGTCAATGTGAGGAGTGGTGATGTGTTATTTATGGATGTGCACGAATGGCACGGAAATCTTCCCATGGTTTCAGAATCAAAAGATGCAACTCGACTATCCATCGTGTGTTACCTTAGACACAATGTCTGGAAAAAAACAAAAGGTATTACAAGAAACGAAATGATAAAACATAATGAGAATGTTAAACAAATTCTAAGTTAATGTAAATCAGAAAAACAAATGAAAACAAATGAAAAATAAAATGAATGAAAAAGGTAAAATTCATTTTATTTTTTAAATAAAATGTATCAAAAAAATATAAATTGAAAACTTATTTATTTATTTATTTATTATCAGCTTTCAAGCAAACCATTATTGACACTCATCGCGTTGATAATGTCGTCATCTCCTCAACGTCTCGCCGCCGCTGCCGCTATTGTCGCCATTCTTCCCCCAGTTCCTAGCTGGCTTACTCATGCAGAAGAACCGGATTGTGTGATTTATCCCAATGAACTTGAAAATGGACAAAAAGTACTAACAACATTTACAGATGAAGAGTCAGACATTCACAGGCGCTGGGTTGTGCTGCTCGCTTTCCCGCAGTCCGGCAAAACAACCACATTCTTGTTTGTGGCGTGTGAAATGCTGCGCCTTGGAAAAGTTTGCAACGTCATCATCATGTGTGGAAATGCCGACATTGACTTGAAAAATCAGTTGGTGGAAGCCAAAGAAAATTTCATCCAAAAAGCATACGACATATACCTTGAAGAAACGATTCAGTACGACAGCCGTACTCGTCGCATCTTTCTCCAGCTCGCAAAATCCAAAATTTCGATTCTATTCGGCGCCGGTCTTGATTCCGGTGCGTGTCAAGTGCAAAACACGCTCATCATCTGGGATGAAGCGCATTATGCCCAAGACCGCACGAATCGTCCTCACAAATACCTCCAAGGAGTGAACATTACTGCCGATGGTAACGTTTCAAATCTTGAAGGTGGGCGAAACAACTACGTCCTTACTGTTTCTGCGACTCCATTTTCAGAGCTCAGCAATGTTGTTCACAACAACCAAAGCAAGCGCATTGTGAAAATGAGACCGGGAGTCAGTTACCTTGGACCTCGCCAATTCATCGAACGTGGGTCAGTCATTCAGTTTGACCATACAGAGAGGATGAATGCCCTGAAAAATGCGATGCGTGATTCAGAGGTTCAACACCAGGGTGTGCCGAAATATTGCGTTGTTCGATTCATCGGTGATGAAAACGTGGATGAATGCGGACTTGTTGCGGCTGAAGTTGGTTGGGACGTCAAAATTTTTGACTCGAAATCAATGACAATGCGGTCAATGAACGACCTTTCAGTCGCCCCCGTTCGCAACACACTCGTTGTGATTCGCGGAAAGTGTCGCATGGGAAAGAAAGTTCCCAAAATGCACATTTCGTTCGTGTTTGAATCATCCATCTGGTCTTCGACGGATGTTCTTCTTCAGGCGCTGTTTGCCCGAATGTTTGGTTATGATGCGAATGTTGACATCAAAATTTACATCAGCGACAAGATTCAAATCAGCGAGGTTTGGAGGTACATTGAAATGATGGAGGACATTGATGATGTGCAACCTGTGAAGATTCTTCCCAAACATGCGAAGAATCTCACAACGACCAAGATTCATGCTTGGGATGACACCATCCCCATCATTCTTCGAACTGACGATGATGCCGCTCACGAAGACTTGGGAAATGACAACAGAACCGCCATCATCCAAAAAGTCAAGTCTGCTTTCAACCAAATGATGTATGGTGAAGAAGGATTGGATTCCATTGAAAACTACAATAGTGATGAGCAAACTGCCGAAATTGCGAGACAAATTTCAAGTGCGCCTGTTCACAATTCTGAAAGTGTCGATACAAAAATATTCATTCGCTACATTTCAAATAATGACGATGGAAGATACTATGCCGAAATGCCCGCAAGAATGCGCAACTCCATTGAAAACAGAGTTCCGTTGAACTCTGGCGGTTTGGCTGGTTGTGGTTTTGAGTCAGACAACTCGGATGTTGTGCAAATCAACGTGTGGAGTTTCAAGACGTCCCAGTTTCATCAAAGTCACGGATTCAAGCATGGAGACATTGTTATCCACGCTCGCGTTCCTCACATGCGTGAAGAAGGTGAGGATGTTCCGGTGACAACAAGACTTGAGACATTCGCTACACATGAAGAAGATGGTTCTGAAGTGCGCAGCAACGGTAGTTATTCAATCCAAATGCCCGTTGCAACTGTGTACGATGTGGACGCCATGAAGTCCTATTTGACTGATGTTGTTCGGTTGTCGAGATCTCCCGATGTTGAAGTGCAGATGCCCAATTACGTGACATCCAATCATGACGGAGTCTCTAGATGGGTTGGAATAACTTTGTCACATGAAGTGCTTCTATCACTGCAAAAGGGCGGAGATATTTACAATCACATCAAGCGCGAATTCAGAGTGAAACTCAAACTTCACAAAGTTCGTGGACGAGAACCCATCGACTTTGTCAACAGAGGCATTAGTCGCATCACCAAAATTGAATGGATTTGAAAAAAACAATGCACACACACACACACAACACACACACACACTGTGCTGTGCACCACCACAAACACATGTGCCATTAAAAATAAAAAATAAAATAAAAAACAAAAAAAAAGAAAAAAACAAATACTTTTTTTTTATTAATTGAATGAAGTCAAAAAAAATACTTACCTTTTTTTACATCAAATCAAATCCACAATGTTTGATTTAGTTGAATGATGGGACGCCGTTTTCAACTTTTCCGACAAGCTCACCGTCTTGGGTGTAAAGGTCTCCGTTGGATGCCAAGCCGTACGTTTCTCCTTCGTACTCGTACTCTTCGCATTCGAGCTCCTCCTCTTCCTCCGCAACCTGCTCCGCTTCAACGTAGAATCCTTGTATGCACGATTCCTTCGGGGCTTCTTCTTTCTTCTCAGCCTTTTTCGACTTCTTCTTCTTGTCAGCAGCAGCTTCCTCACCCTTGTCAGCCTTCACCTTCTTTTCCTTCTTTTCCTTCTTCTCCTTCTTCTCTACCTTTTCCTTCTTTTCCTTCTTCTTCTTTTCAGGTTCTACCGGGGCAGCAACAACCGCTTCTACAACTTCTTGCTGCTGCTCTTCTTGTTGTGCCTCGTCAAAGTTGAAGAAACCATCTTCATCCACTTCATCAACATTTCCAGCAGGAACAACAGCAGATGCAGCCCCCGCCGTCGACTTTTCTTCTTCTGTTGAAACAATCGACATTGTTTCGTCGTCTTCGTCATCAAATTGAATGGGAACAGGAGCGATTTCCGCTTCGCTCGGGTCAAACGACAAACGTTTCTTCTTTGCAGCCGTAGCTTGCAAAACAAGTTGGCGCATGTCATCCTCGCCAACATTGGACTGCTGGACAGTTTTTGCGGGACGGCCGCGCTTTTTCTTTTCAGCAGCACCTTCGCCGCCGCCATTGGCGGATTCCTTTTCGGGAGTGTCGGCTGTTTCCACGCTTGCAACCTTCTTTTCCTTCTTCTCCTTCTTCTCCTTTTTTTCCTTCATCGGCTTTTCAGCCTTTTCGGCCGTAGATGCCACATCCATCTTGGCAGGACGACCACGTTTCTTTTCAACGGGTTCGAACATCCAGTCAGGAATTTGAACTCCACGCTTTTCAGCAGCTTGAAGCGCTTCTTCTTTGGTAATGTTCATTTTGGTAAGCACGTCGAGGTAGTGACTCTCTTTTTTGCCAGTGGTTTCGTTTGTGTATTGCCCAACGGCAGATGCAAGGCGGTCTTGAACCGTTCCAATAGGATGGTGACCATGCACATCACACTTTGCAAAGCAGTCGGCGCAAAAACCGCACGCTTTGCCATCACGACTTGATTGGCTAACAACCGACTTGCCATCATGGTAGAACTGTATCAAACCATTGTCTGACATGTCTTGGGGTTTGCCGCACTGGATGAACAAGCCGTATAGGGTTTTCAGCGCAACGCATGTGTCGTAATCCGCAACACCGGTCCACGGCATTGGGATTTTGTTTTGTTTCTTTTCATTTTCGTCGACGACGACGACTTCTTTGACTTTTTTCTCCTTCTTCTCTTTTGGCTCCTTCTCCTTCTTTTCTTTTGGCTCCTTTGTTTCTTTTTCTTTTGGCTCTTTTCTCATCTTTTGAATTGGCTCGCCGTTCTTGTCCATCACGCAGGAAGCAATGAGCTGCTCCTTCAGAATGGACAGTGCGGATTCGAGACCTTGCATTTTTTTGATGATTTGACCGGAGGTAAGCTTCTTGATGGCTTGAACGGCTTGAACGGGAGCAGAAGATTCAACTTCATTGCTGACCAACTGTGCGACAGCAGCAGCAGCAGCAACAGATGAACCGATATTGGTAGCGGCGGCAGAAATGAATTCCATTATTCGATGTAAACTTGGATGTGAAACACTGATGGATGTAAATTAAGTTTTCAATTTTTCAATTTATATTTTTTTCATTGTTTTTTTCATGATTTTTCTCCAATTTTGAATATTTTTTCATTAAAAAAATAAAATCTTTTTATTTCATTTTGTTTTAATTTTGTTTTTCGTTTTATTTTTTTCAATTTAATTTTTCGTTTTATTTTTCATTTTGTTTTCATTTTGTTTTCATTTTGTTTTCATTTTGTTTTCATTTTGTTTTTTTTTCACCATTCATTCATTCAAAACCGCATTGTGCCACTTGTCGCAAACTTTTGTCACTCCGAAATGGGTTTTCTCCCATTCAAAATAGAACCTACCAATGCTGTATGATGCGCTGAAGACTCGCTTGTATGTTTGTTCGTATTCGCGGTCTGTTATGCATTTCGCATTTGTCATAATGCAATGCAAAGCATCCATCGCATTGATAAAGTTGGTTGAAAATGTGCGAATAGTCACAATGGTGCCATTCGCAACATCCTTGTCGAATTTCAGTGGATACCACTGTGCTCTGTCTTTATCAATTGTCCACTGATGGTAAAATGGATTGGACCTTGAATAGAATGTCATTGATGTCGCCCTTCCTATTGCAATGGGCAATGAAAGTGTCGTCTCTGTAGCCGCTGTCGCTTCTTGTGCCGCCTCTTCTGCCTGTATTCTTCTAAAAAGGTCTCGTTCGCGTTCGCTAATCTCGCGATTCATTGTATTATTCAACAAACTTCGGCGCTCCTTGGATAAATGCATGATGGTGTTTTGAACAACCAAATCTGATAAAAAAATAAATTAATAATAAAAAAATCAATTTGTTTTTTTTGGTTTTAGAATTAATTATTTATAATTAATTATGTTGCATTAAATATAATATTACATTTTAATATAAAGATAATAATGAAGAATAGTAGAAGTTCTCCCGCTCCTCCTCCCGCTCCTCCTGTGAATTCTATGCGTCCTCCTGTGAATTCTGTGCGTCCTTCTATTCCAGGACCTTCTTCAGTGAGGGTTGGTTCTGTGCTTAGAACTGGTCGTGGATCTTGGTCTAATAATCCAACTCGTTTTGAATACCAGTGGTATAGCGTAAGCGGAAATAACATAAAAAAAAAAATACTTAATCAAACAGCTA